ATGCTGGAACAAATGGGCATTGCCGCGAAGCAAGCCTCGTATAAATTAGCGCAACTCTCCAGCCGCGAAAAAAATCGCGTGCTGGAAAAAATCGCCGATGAACTGGAAGCACAAAGCGAAATCATCCTCAACGCTAACGCCCAGGATGTTGCTGACGCGCGAGCCAATGGCCTTAGCGAAGCGATGCTTGACCGTCTGGCACTGACGCCCGCACGGCTGAAAGGCATTGCCGACGATGTACGTCAGGTGTGCAACCTCGCCGATCCGGTGGGGCAGGTAATCGATGGCGGCGTACTGGACAGCGGCCTGCGTCTTGAGCGTCGTCGCGTACCGCTGGGGGTTATTGGCGTGATTTATGAAGCGCGCCCGAACGTGACGGTTGATGTCGCTTCGCTGTGCCTGAAAACCGGTAATGCGGTGATCCTGCGCGGTGGCAAAGAAACGTGTCGCACTAACGCTGCAACGGTGGCGGTGATTCAGGACGCCCTGAAATCCTGCGGCTTACCGGCGGGTGCCGTGCAGGCGATTGATAATCCTGACCGTGCGCTGGTCAGTGAAATGCTGCGTATGGATAAATACATCGACATGCTGATCCCGCGTGGTGGCGCTGGTTTGCATAAACTGTGCCGCGAACAGTCGACGATCCCGGTGATCACAGGTGGTATAGGCGTATGCCATATTTACGTTGATGAAAGTGCAGAGATCGCTGAAGCATTAAAAGTGATCGTCAACGCCAAAACTCAGCGTCCGAGCACATGTAATACGGTAGAAACGTTGCTGGTGAATAAAAACATCGCCGATAGCTTCCTGCCCGTATTAAGCAAACAAATGGCGGAAAGCGGCGTGACATTACACGCAGATGCAGCTGCGCTGACACAGTTGCAGGCAGGCCCCGCGAAGGTGGTGGCGGTTAAAGCCGAAGAGTATGACGATGAGTTTCTGTCATTAGATTTGAACGTCAAAATCGTCAGCGATCTTGACGATGCCATCGCCCATATTCGTGAACACGGCACGCAACACTCCGATGCGATCCTGACCCGCGATATGCGCAACGCCCAGCGTTTTGTTAACGAAGTGGATTCGTCCGCTGTTTACGTTAACGCCTCTACGCGTTTTACCGACGGCGGCCAGTTTGGACTGGGTGCGGAAGTGGCGGTAAGCACACAAAAACTGCACGCACGTGGCCCAATGGGGCTGGAAGCACTGACCACTTACAAGTGGATCGGCATTGGTGATTACACCATTCGTGCGTAAATAAAACCGGGTGATGCAAAAGTAGCCATTTGATTCACAAGGCCATTGACGCATCGCCCGGTTAGTTTTAACCTTGTCCACCGTGATTCACGTTCGTGAACATGTCCTTTCAGGGCCGATATAGCTCAGTTGGTAGAGCAGCGCATTCGTAATGCGAAGGTCGTAGGTTCGACTCCTATTATCGGCACCATTAAAATCAATAAGTTACACATCATTAGTACCTTCCTTATTTTTTGACTGGGACAAATTTGGGACCGATGGGTTCAGGATCGAGTCTATTTGCCGTGCGTGTTCGGTAAGGTGATTAGGTGCAAGGTGAGCATATCGACGAACCATTTCGATAGACTCCCAGCCTCCCATTTCCTGTAAAACTGACAACGGGACTCCGGCTTGAACCAGCCAACTTGCCCAGGTGTGTCTCAAGTCGTGAAATCTGAAATCATCAATACCAGCCCGTCTCAGCGCCGCTTTCCAGGCTGTGTTTGCGTCATACCGCATCTTCCTTACTGTTGGCGCTTTCGTTCCGTCTGGTTTGGTACAGCTTTCCTTGTACACAAATACCCAACGGTGATGATTCCCGATTTGTTTTTTCAATACGCGACATGCAGTATCATTCAGCGCAACGCCAATTGCGCGGTTTGATTTACTCTCTTCCGGGTTTATCCATGCCACCCGGCGCTGCATATCTATTTGTTGCCATTCAAGGTTGATGATGTTCGAGCGTCTTAAGCCTGTTGCCAGTGCAAATTCAACAACAGACTTTAATGGCTCCGGACATTCATCAATCAGCCTTTGTGCTTCATGGGGCTCCAGCCAGCGGATCCGTTTATTCTTTGGTTGAGGCACTTTAATAATTGGTGCCTTATCCAGCATTTTCCATTCACGCTCTGCGGCTCTTAGTAGGGCCTTTATAAATGAAAGATGCGTAGCCTTCGTTGCAACGGACGCTGGTTTTGGCGTGTATTCTGGAACAGGTTTCCCTTTTTTTCTGCATGCTTCTGCCCTGAGTTTCCAGTTTTCCTCATGACGCCGGTTCGTCATTTTCTGCATTGCTGAATAAATTTTTGATTCAGTAATGTCTCTTAGTTGCATTCCTGCGAAATGTTGAAGCCAGAATCCGATCCGGCTTTTGTCATCGTCCAGTGATTTTTTATGTGCTTTCTCTTCAAGCCACCTGACACACGCTTCCTCGAACGTTATATCAGGTATTTCACCAAGTTTGCTGACCCGCCATGCTTCAGCCTTTAGCTTGTCATGGAGTTCTGTCGCCTGCCTTTTGTCCTTTGTTCCAAGAGACTGTTTAAATCTTTTACCGTTCGGCAATGTGAAACTGGCGTACCATATTTCACCTCTGCGGAAGAGTGACATTTTCTTTCCTCTGTTATGCCATCACCCGCGCTCACCTGGACAGTATGCAGCGGAGACTGAAGCGCCGCAATGCAGGCTTGTCGTGTTGTGAGGTAAGGAGATTTATTCTTAGTGGGATCTTTGCGTGTTGCCTGAAGACGCCCTGTGCGTATCCAGTTAATGGCAGTCGGTCTGGATATCTTGAGAAAATGACAGGCCTCATCGAGTGTGAGGCTGTATGGCTCCATTATTTCACCTCTTGCTGTGACATTGTTGAAAAATGGATACCAGCTCGTTGCTGCCAGACGATCCAACCGAGAGTCATATCCCATGCCATGTATTCGTTATCGCCGTTTTTTGCTCTCCGACGATCTACTAAGTCAGCGAAACGCTTTTCCATGAATAATTCATAAGCTTCGCGTTCATCTGGTTCTACTTCCAGAGATAGGAGTGCGATTTCATAAGCACGGCGCTCAATATCGTCTCGCACGTCAAGGCTGCTGATACGCTCTTTAATTTCTTTAATCAGTTCTTTGTCGGTAAAAGTGGTCATTATGCTCCAGCCTCCGGTGCTTTTGGCATTACTGCCCAGTGAGTGATATTGACGTTTTCAAGGTCCCCGACCTGAAATGTCCACTGCCATTCTCCGGTTTCTTTTTGTCCCCAGGTGTACCAGAGAGAACGCCAGCCAATTAGCCAGCCTTCTCCGTTAGCATCGAATAACAAAACACTTTCATTTGCTGGTGGCAGTTCAGTTGACACTGGTATTACTTTGTTTTCCTGTGCTGCACATTTAGCTTCAAGCGTATCGAATTTACGCACCAGGTATTCAGCATCTGTTTCATTTACTTTCAGATCTCGCGGTACACATCTCCCACGAAGAAACCCTTCCATTTCGAAAACATTCATGCGCATTTGCGTAACTCCGATAACTCGTTAAAGCGTTCCATAAACATCCCGTAGGCATGGCCCGGTGCCAGTGGAATCACGTTGAACATCTCTGTTGCCGGGATACCTTCCAGTACAGGCCAGAAAGAGTCATCATCAAGCCCGAGATCGCGGCGTTCGGTTGCCAGCATGATGAGATCGGCATATTTCACGGGCGTACTCATAACTGGGGGTAACCCGTATTTCTCACGGATTACGGCGTCTATTTTTTCTTCCATTTGTTTATAGTCAGGAAGAAGGCGTTTCAGTGGTGCGGGAATGTCCTGGCAATACGCTTCTGTTGCATCATGCATTAACGCTTCAAAAGCAAATTCCTGCGGCACCAGCTGGCTGCAAAGAACCGCATGTTGGGCGACGCTGTAGAAGTGCGAAAGATGACCGGCAAAGCGACAGATATTTGAAAGGGAAACCGCGATATCGTTAATATCGATGTCGTCTTTATTTATCCTGTCATAATAAAAATGCTTCCCGGAAAAAGTTTTTATAAATGACATTTTGTTCTCCACGTATATGCGCTGCACCGCGCTGAATTCTGGTAAAAAGAATCCCTCACCATCCGGCGATTATTGAGTAAATTACGTTTCCATAAATGCCCCCGCAGGGGCATTTGCAGTAATGAAATCAGGCGGTGAAAGTACCAATAAAGGTTTCTACTTTGCTGTCCTTGAATTTCTCAACAAGCAGATCACGAAATTCGTTAGCCATTTCTTCCTGCACCGCCTCCAGCTGAATAATGCGCAGAACCAGTACAGGACGATCGCCAGTGATAATACTAAGGCGTAATTTAAACGGACGTTCTTTCAGACCTTCAAACGGAACGCATTTAAATTCAAATGCCACTGGCATAATGTCTTTGGTCTTCGCTTCGACAGACTCCATCAGGGAGCGTTTGCCGCTGAAGTCATTATCTTCAAAATCAGCGGTCTGGTTTGCTTCAATCGTGATTTTACGGACAGCCGCAGCCGCTTTTGTTGCCTGAATAGCGTCACCATTAGCATCAAAGCCCACAAGATAGTCGGCCCAGTCTTCAATCCATTCTGCCAGTGACTTCTGGGAGTTACGCTCGCCGTTAACAGACAACAGAGCAGAGAACGGTGCTGTCTTTTTCAGTTTGAGTGTGGCGGTGTTATCTGCGTGACCTGGTTCATCAATAGTACCCAGGTTAAGCACACTGACGGCACGCATATTATCAGCATCGATAAAGCAGCGGGTGCCTTCATCTGCAAGATCTTTAGAATAACGGGTAAAGTCATCGATGCTGGCAGTGGAAAGCGCACCACGGAAACGGAAGCGATTTAAATTAAATTTTTCCAGATCATGAATGCGGAAATTCTCAGGCAATGCCACAGCATCGGCACCAATCTTACTGATAATTTCATTAACACCCTGAGCAGAAATAAGGGCATGGATTTGATTAATTGCGGTTGCGTCTAAGTTCTGAGACATAATAAGTCCTCACTATATAAAGATATTCAGTGATGAGATAAATAATCAGTTAATTAAAAACGATATTAACGACCTGCTGCGCGGAGTTTTCCGTCAGGTTCACCGGCAAGAGTCAGTAACTGTCCCTGGTCTTCCTGCAGAATAGTCAGGCGACCACCGCGATTGACATACATCGGCGTTTCGGTGGTGTCTTCTTCGGAAATTTTCCCGCGGTTAGTCGGGCGAACATATGAGAGTTTGTGTTTGATTTTCACACGGTTCTCATCAAATGGTTCGATTTCCAGGTTGATTGAGACCTTACCTTTGGTTTTCGTGTTCATCACACCGGAAGCGACTTCACTGAGAACTGCGCCGATTTTGGTTTCAAATACGCCGCCGTCCAGCTCCCCGATAAATGCCTGCACATCAGTACTGCGTTCGCTAGCCATTTTGCTGCTCCTCATCATATCGACCCTGCAAGGCCGATTAGTTTCTCCACAAAACAGAGAAGAACACCTGCGGTGGCAGCCGCCCGGATGGATTGGGTTATGAGCCCGTCGTCCGGTGATGCTCTTCTCTGTTTTGTAAAAAGGACGGTACCAGCCGGAAGCAAGGGTACAAGCTGGTACCGCCAGGACTACACACAGCATAAAGTTGTGGTGCCGGGTGCCGGGTGCCTCCCGGTGCCTGGCGAAGGTTGCACACCAGGCGGGTGGGTATCCACAGAAGGTCGACTGTCAGCCTCAACCTTAACCCGCGTGCGCTGAGCAGCATTCACCACAACGCTAAGGATTCTCTCTGGTTGAAAATACTTAGCTGTTATGTGCCTGCTTTTAGCCACATCAGGCGAGGTGGACCTGGTTATTCCCCAACAACAAGGATTCGGTTAATCTGGTTATCCCCAACAACGCAAAAGGAAAAGAAATGTCCGGTAATATCTACACGTTGTACAAATCCCACTGTGAAAATGTTGGAAAGTATCGGGGCATTGAAATCAGTGGGGTAGTGTCATCAGTCGAAATAAGCAAAGTGGAATCAAGGGCAACATTACTTACTCTTCTGGATCTTGTCTTACATGAGCACCGGAAGAAATTCGGCACTCCCTATAATCAGTTGAATGGGAAAAAGGCTCTGGTTCACCTTATTCTGATGAAGCATCACTGGATGCCAAAAAAGATTAATGAGATGAAATTTGATGAACTTCTTCTTTCAATTCAGGATGAACTCACACTTGATAAAATAAGCGTAACCGCCCAGAAATTTTTAGATTATCGAGACTGGAGATCACAAATTCATCACTTTGATGATTTTGACGAAAATGAATGGGATCCTAATTTGTCTGCACAATATCTAAAGTAACATCCTGTGATAAAACCGTGATTTCCTGATCCAGTTTTTTTAAGGAGTCTATTGTTTCCTGTCGATAAGACAGCACTTCACGAAGCTGGTTTATAGCTGCCAGCTTCTTTGTCATCCACTCATAAATTTCCTCATCTGTGTAGCCAGGCGCGACGATTTTGGGTTCTGTTTTGTGCATTTCACACCTCCTCAAGTTATCAGTTACTTGTTGATGGGGACCAGATTGTTAAAGAGCTAAGCGTCCTGTAGGGCGCTTTTTTGTTGCTAACGAATCATCCTGGACTTCATATGCTCCAGGGGGCTACTTCGTGGACGTCCTGCCTGTTTGTTGTTTCTCTTGGGTACATTATGTATCTCAAAGGTACATTGTCAAGTATAAAAAAACCTGCCGAAGCAGGTTCATAAACATTGATTAGGCTTTGATTTTGTATCTTCTTGGTTTTCCTGAGAAAATCACTGTACCAATTATAGAGCAATTACCGTTGATCTTAATGTAAGGCTCAGGCCAGTTTGGGTTTAACGCTTTGAGATAACGCTGTGTCCCATCTTCTATCAACCTTTTGAAGGTGGTTTCACCTGTATCGTGCATCAATGCAATAACGTCGTCACCGTGGCAGGCAGGTACTTCAGGATCGACAAAAATCATGTCTCCCGGGCGGTACTCATCAATCATTGAATCACCTATCACCCGCAAGATATAAGTCATTTCCCCACAGGGGACAGGGCAGGGATACGTTTCTGCTGTGCTCAAATCAACCTCAGAATATCCAACTTCTTTCCATGCTCCGGCCTGTACCCATGATATGACAGGGACTAATGTGATTTGTTTATTAGTGATTGAAACATCAGGTTTTTTTGTGATGTTCGTTGTCTGGTGTTCTTGATCGAGCCATCCGACAGGCAGGTCGAAACATTTTTCGATGTGTCGTGCCATGCTGTCACCGATATTTTTAGTAGCACCATCTCCCATAAACCTGCTGGTCTGGGTTGGCTCGCGATCAATCATAGTGGCAAAGGAAGAATTCCCGCCAACACCATCTCTCAGTTTTCTGGCGTTAGACCGCCGGATGTCATGGATTGTTTTCATAACGAAATTAAAACCCTTGTACCGTTAAGGTACAAGTATCTTGAAGGTTCATTTCAATCATGTAATATGTACACCGGAGGTACATATTGTATGAAAGCGTATTGGGACTCTTTAACCAAAGAACAGCAGGGCGAGTTGGCCGGAAAAGTTGGCTCAACACCTGGCTACTTACGGCTGGTTTTCAATGGCTATAAAAAAGCCAGTTTTGTGCTGGCTAAAAAACTTGAGCAATGCACGTCAGGTGCAATTACGAAATCTGACTTAAGACCGGATATCTATCCGAAAGATTAGCAGAACACTTTCAATTTTTAACCACAGAACGATGAGGCTAATCGTGGGTAAGCATCACTGGAAAATAGAAAAACAGCCTGAGTGGTACGTGAAAGCTGTCAGAAAAACTATCGCGGCGTTGCCGGGTGGTTACGCTGAAGCGGCTGACTGGCTCGATGTAACAGAAAACGCTTTATTCAACCGCCTTCGTGCAGATGGCGATCAGATTTTCCCGCTGGGATGGGCAATGGTTTTACAGCGTGCTGGTGGCACTCACTTCATTGCTGATGCTGTGGCGCAGTCTGCAAATGGCGTCTTTGTGTCTCTTCCTGACGTCGAGGATGTGGACAACGCCGATATTAACCAGCGTCTGCTGGAAGTCATTGAACAGATCGGCAGTTATTCAAAACAGATTCGTTCAGCAATCGAAGACGGTGTAGTGGAACCGCATGAGAAGACAGCAATTAACGACGAGCTGTATCTCTCAATTTCGAAGCTGCAGGAGCATGCAGCACTTGTCTACAAAATTTTTTGCATTTCAGAAAGTAATGACGCCCGCGAGTGTGCAGCTCCGGGCGTCGTGGCGTCGATTGCTTCTGGTTGTGGAGAAACTAACGCATGAACAGTTTAACAACACACTACCGTCGCTCGCAACTGATTGCGCTTCCTGTACCGGGTGGAAAAGCGAAGGTGGAATATTGCTATGCAGTGAATGTACTAGGTGACAGGGAAATTGTAACCCACAGCTTTGCAGAGTGGGCTGTGGGTGATTTCAACCGGCAGAAGGAGACAGTCCTTTGCGACAAGTTAACCGCTGGTTCAAAGATCACTACGGAGTACCCGTCAGAGTCATTCGTTGGGAGCCGGAAACACAACGGGTTATCTACCTCCGCGAAGACTATGAGCATGAGTGCTTCAGCCCGCTCGAACAGTTTCGTCGTAAATTCAGGGAAATAGAGGTCGGTCATGAGCACTAAATTAACCGGCTATGTATGGGATGGTTGCGCTGCGTCAGGCATGAAATTATCCAGCGTGGCAATTATGGCCCGCCTGGCTGATTTCAGTAATGACGAAGGTGTGTGCTGGCCATCAATTGAAACCATTGCCCGTCAGATTGGCGCGGGGATGAGTACCGTCAGAACGGCTATCGCACGGCTGGAAGCAGAAGGCTGGTTAACGCGTAAGGCGCGTCGCCAGGGTAACCGCAATGCGTCGAATGTTTATCAGCTTAACGTTGCGAAGCTTCAGGCAGCGGCATTTTCTCAACTGTCAGATTCTGACCCGTCAAAATCTGACGCATCAAAATCTGACCCGTCAAAATTTGATGCGTCGAAATCTGGTAAAAAAGCGGGTTTTCACCCGTCAGAATCTGGCGGGGATCCGTCAGTAAAATCAAAACATGATCCGTCAGATAAAAAAACTTCTCGTCCGGACGCTTCGCAACCGGACACGCAGACGGCTGAACAGGAGTTTTTAACTCGCCATCCTGATGCGGTTGTATTCAGCCCTAAAAAGCGCCAGTGGGGAACGCAGGATGATTTGACCTGCGCACAGTGGCTCTGGAAAAAAATCATCGCCCTGTACGAGCAGGCCGCCGAATGTGACGGCGAGGTGGTTCGTCCCAAAGAACCGAACTGGACAGCCTGGGCAAACGAAATTCGCCTGATGTGTGTGCAGGATGGTCGTACTCACAAACAAATCTGCGAGATGTACAGCCGCGTCAGCCGCGATCCGTTCTGGTGCCGTAACGTGCTCAGCCCGTCGAAGCTGCGGGAAAAATGGGATGAGCTTTCCCTGCGCTTATCGCCGTCCGTCAGCACGTACACCGAAAAACGCGAAGACCCGTACTTCAAAGCCAGTTACGACAACGTGGACTACAGCCAGATCCCGGCAGGATTCAGGGGGTGAGCATGAGTCTTTTGAATGAAGTTCAGAAATACATTGAAGCCCATCCGGGGTGTACTTCCGGAGACATTGCGGATGCTTTTGCAGGTTACTCACGGCAGCGCGTTCTGCAGTCAGCAAGCAAGTTACGTCAGAGTGGTCGTGTGGCTCACCGTTGTGAAGGGGATACACGCAGACATTTCCCGCGCCTGACTGAGAGAACGCAGGAGGCGGAACCGCAACCAGTTCGTGAAACCAGACCTGTGCGCAATTTCTATGTCGGCACTAACGACCCGCGGGAGATTTTGTGCCTGACCCGCCAGGCGGAAGAACTGGAGTCCAGGGGCTTATACCGTCGTGCTGCAACGGTGTGGATGGCGGCATTCCGTGAAAGCCACTCCCAGCAAGAGCGAAACAATTTTCTGGCGCGTCGTGAGCGGTGCTTACGGAAAAGCAGCAAGCGCGCTGCATCGGGTGAAGAGTGGTATCTGTCAGGGAATTACGTGGGGGCTTAATGAGTAATAAATATTGCCAGGCGCTGGTGGAACTGCGGAACAAACCAGCCCATGAACTGAAGGAAGTGGGCGATCAGTGGCGCACGCCGGACAACATTTTCTGGGGAATTAACACCCTGTTTGGCCCGTTTGTTCTGGATCTGTTCACTGACGGTGATAACGCCAAATGTGCCGCGTATTACACGGCGGAAGACAACGCGCTGGCGCATGACTGGTCAGAACGTCTTGCGGAGCTTAAAGGTGCTGCCTTTGTTAATCCCCCATACAGCCGCGCCAGTCAGCATGAGGGGCAATACATCACCGGCATGCGTTACATCATGAAGCATGCCAGTGTCATGCGTGATAAAGGCGGGCGCTATGTTTTCCTGATCAAAGCTGCCACCAGCGAAGTATGGTGGCCGGAAGACGCAGACCATATTGCTTTTATTCGCGGGCGTATTGGTTTTGAACTGCCTGCCTGGTTTATCCCGAAGGATGAGAAGCAGGTGCCGACAGGCGCTTTCTTCGCTGGTGCTATTGCTGTTTTCGACAAGACCTGGAAGGGACCGGCAATCAGCTACATCGGGCGCGATGAACTTGAGGCATGTGGTGAGGCCTTTCTGGCGCAGGTTCGCCAGCAGGCGGAAAAACTGGTCAGGGAGATGGCGGCATGACGACGTTAACTCAATGCCAGCAGCAGGTGCTGGATATGCTGATTTCTTACCAGAAAGAACGTGGCTTCCCGCCAACCAATCAGGAGGTGGCAACCATGCTGGGATATCGTTCAGTGAATGCAGCAGTGGAGCATCTTCGCGCACTGGAGAAAAAAGGCGTCATCACGATAAAGCGTGGCGTGGCCCGGGGGATAACGCTTCATACCGTGGTGAAGGACGACGACAGCGAGGCGGTCGGGATTATCCGCTCACTGCTTGCCGGTGAGGAAAACGCCAGGCTGCGTGCAGCCCACTGGTTACATGAGAGGGGCCTGAAAGTATGAAGCTGATCCTGCCTTTTCCGCCCAGTGTGAACACGTACTGGCGACACCCCAACAAAGGGGCGTTTGCTGGTAAGAGCCTGATAAGCGCGGCGGGGCGAAAATTCCAGAGCGCGGCGTGCGCAGCAATAGTTGAGCAGTTACGTCGTCTGCCGAAACCAACGTCGGCACCTGCTTCAGTGGAGATCGTGTTGTTTCCTCCGGATAACAGGAGCCGCGATCTGGACAACTATAACAAGGCGCTGTTTGACGCCCTGACCCACGCGGGGGTGTGGGAAGACGACAGTCAGGTGAAAAGAATGCTGGTGGAGTGGGGACCGGTTATCCCGGAAGGGAAGGTCGAGATCACTATCAGTAAGTACGAGAAAACGGCGGGTGCAGCCGCCTGATCAAGAGGAGAAACGAAGTATGAATAATCTGATGGTCATTGATGGTATTGAAGTTCGTCGTGATGCTTATGGGCGTTACAGCCTGAACGATCTGCACAGGGCTGCTGGTTCTCTGGATAAGCATAAGCCTGCATTCTGGCTCCGCAATGAGCAAACTGAGCGTTTAATAAGCGAGTTGCAGATTTGCAACTCGGTCAATATAGAGCCAGTTAACGTTATTCGTGGCGGAAATAACCAGGGGACGTATGTCTGCAAAGAACTGGTGTATGCCTATGCAATGTGGATCAGCCCGTCATTCCATCTGAAGGTGATCCGTACTTTCGACATGGTAACCAGCGCACCGGAAAAATTATCCGGACAGGCTGCTGACAAGATGCAGGCTGGTGTGATTCTGCTGGACTTTATGCGCCGGGAATTAAACCTGTCTAACTCTTCAGTGCTTGGTGCCTGTCAGAAACTCCAGGAGGCTGTTGGCTTACCGAATCTGGCACCGCGCTATGCCATTGATGCTCCTGCTGACGCGCCTGATGGCTCAAGCCGCCCCACGCTGTCACTGAGTGCACTGCTGAAGCAGTATGGTATCCGCCTGACAGCTAATCAGGTATATCACCAGATGGTGAAGCTGGGGATCGTCGAGCAGCGCGAACGATACAGCCGTACCGCGATTAACAACATCAAAAAATTCTGGTCGCTGACGGCGAAAGGCTGCATGTTCGGCAAGAACATCACCAGTCCTGCAAATCCGCGCGAGACGCAGCCGCATTTCTTCGAATCCCGATTCCCTGAGCTGTTAAAGCTGCTCGATACCGTTCATTGAGGTGACCGTGAGAGCACTACTGACCCCTGAAATTGCCCCGCGTATGGGGATCGTATTGTTCAGGCCAGGTTCAGAGCTGATGCCCCTGTTTATGCAGGGGCGTGTCCTGCTGGAGCCTGAGCCGGAACGTTATTCATCTTTTGCCAGTGGTGCCGTTCCGGCGGCATCACAACCGCTGGCGGATGATCCTGCCATTCGGGCCGTGTTCCGCAATGAGGCTGTGATCCGTCGGGCGGGGGGCGTGGAATGCCTTGAGAGCTGGTTACTTCGTGAAACAGGCTGCCAGTGGCCTCATTCCGGCTGGCACAGCGAGAATATGACCACAATGCGACACGCGCCGGGCGCAATCCGTCTGTGCTGGCACTGTGATAACCAACTGCGCGATCAGTTCACGGAACGGCTGGAATCAATGGCAACGGATAACTGTGCCCGGTGGGTGTTATCTGTCGTGCGTCGGGATCTCGGTTTTGATGACAGTCACGTTGTGACAATGCCGGAACTGTGCTGGTGGCTGATTCGTAATGACCTGGCGGATGCCTTACCGGAAAGTGCAGCCCGTAAGGCACTGAGATTACCGAAGCCTGTTGTGCCGTCTGTTACCCGGGAAAGTGACCTTGTGCCTTCGGTTCCTGCCACCAGCATCATCCAGGATAAAGCGAAAAAGGTGCTGGCGCTGAAAGTGGATCCGGAGTCGCCGGAGTCTTTTATGTTACGCCCCAAACGTCGCCGCTGGGTTAATGAAAAGTACACGCGATGGGTTAAGACGCAGCCGTGCGCATGTTGTGGAAAACTTGCTGATGATCCCCACCACCTGACAGGTCACGGTCAGGGCGGAATGGGTACAAAAGCGCATGACCTCTTTGTGTTGCCTTTGTGCAGAAAGCATCACGACGAGCTGCATGCGGATACCGTGGCATTTGAAGAGAAGTATGGCTCCCAGCTGGAGCTGATATTTCGTTTTATCGATCGTGCGCTGGCAATAGGCGTACTGGCGTAAGTGGAGAATGAGCATGAACCTTGAAGCCTTACCAAAATATTACTCCCCAAAATCTCCAAAATTGAGCGATGACGCACCGGCGACAGGCTCTGGTGGTTTAACGATTACGGATGTGATGGCTGCGCAGGGGATGGTGCAGTCGAAAGCACCACTGGGTTTTGCCTTATTCCTGGCAAAAGTTGGTGTTCAGGATCCTCAGTTTGCGATTGAAGGTCTGCTCAATTACGCGATGGCACTGGATAACCCGACATTGAATAAATTGAGTGAAGAAACCCGGTTACAGATCATCCCTTACCTTGTGAATTTTGCCTTTGCTGATTATTCCAGGTCTGCGGCAAGTAAGGCTCGCTGTGAGCATTGTGCTGGTACTGGATTTCATAATGTATTGCGCGAAGTGTTGAAACACTCCAGAAGCGGTGAATCTGTTATCAAGGAGGAGTGGGTGAAGGAACTATGTCAGCATTGTCATGGTAAGGGAGAAGTCAGCACAGCGTGCAGAGGGTGTAAGGGTAAAGGTATTGTCCTGGATGAAAAAAGGACCCGGCTTCATGGCACGCCTGTTTATAAGATTTGTGGGCGTTGCAATGGAAACCGGTTTAGCCGTTTACCAACCACACTGGCGCGGCATCATGTCCAGAAGCTGGTACCAGACCTGACGGATTATCAGTGGTACAAAGGATATGCAGATGTCATTGATAAACTGGTTACAAAGTGCTGGCAGGAAGAAGCATATGCTGAGGCGCAATTAAGAAAAGTGACGAGATAAATGATTTTCGCCGAAGATGGCGACATGATTCTTGCATTTTTCAAAAAATCTGGTTAGGATTCTCCTAACGATGGGCTTTGTATGTCTGCCGTTAACGAAATCATAACAAACCTCGCTTCGGCGGGGTTTTTGCTTTTCTGGAGGTCAATAATGCAAGGCGAAAAGCAGCAGCCATATTTTTTTAACCCTTGTATGACTGTTGAACAGCTTGAAGACTGGCTGGAGCAGCAAAAGCTTCATCTAAGCCGCTATAACCGTCTGGTAAAAGAAAAAGCAGAGCTTGAAGAACGGCTCAGTGATATTTCTGTGGAAATTGAACGAATGTCTGCTGGTGGTTTTAACGGAAAGTTGAGTTTCCCTTGGGAGTCAAGTTCGCTTCTGAGAAATCATCAACAGGGTAGTGTTTGACTGAAATAATAAACAGACTGTCATTAAGATCCCTTCCCCTCATATCTGAGAGGACCAACAGCAATTAAGAGGGGGCTAAATGTCCGATCCGATTTCCGGTACTGGGCTGGCTGGTGGTGCCCTGACGGGTGCCAGTGTTTATGGACTGCTGACCGGAACTGATTACGGCGTTGTATTTGGCGCATTTGCAGGGGCTGTATTCTACATAGCAACAGCAGCAGATCTGAGTGCATCGCGCCGACTGGCATATTTTATCGTGTCATATATTGCCGGGATCCTTTGCTCTGGGTTGGTTGGCTCCAAGCTGGCGAACTTGACCGGATACAGTGATAAACCTCTGGATGCTATTGGTGCCGTAATCGTCTCTGCTTTAGCCGTTAAAATCCTGACGTTCCTGAATAATCAGGATATCGGCTCGCTGGTGGCGCTCATAACGCGCCGGGGAGGTTCAGGTGGAGCTAAATGACCCGACAGCAACTATAAATGCGCTGTTATGTGCTTGTGTTGTTATTACTCTGATGTTTTATCGTCGTGGTGATTCGCGGCATCGTCCTTGGGTTTCACGTTTAGCCTGGCTGATTACTGTTACATACAGTGCTGTTCCGTTGGCCTATCTCTGTGGGATTTATCCCCATTCCTCATGGCCCATTATCGTGGCTAATACTATTTTTCTTTCCGTGCTGGTGTCCGTCAGAGGCAACGTTGCACGTCTGGTTGATCATCTGAGGCAATAATGAACCAATCACAATTTCAGCAGGCGGCTGGTATCAGCGCCGGGCTTTCTGCGCGCTGGTTTCCGCACATTGATGCGGCAATGAAAGAGTTTGGAATTACATCGATTAATGATCAGGCCATGTTCATTGCACAAGTTGGGCATGAATCCAATGGCTTTACCTCGCTGGTAGAGAATTTTAACTACTCGGTTGAAGGGCTGAAGAAAACCTTTGGTAAGCGCCTGACGCCGTATCAGTGCGAAATGCTGGGGCGTGTCGATGGTAAACAGGTCGCTCACCAGCCACAAATAGCCAATCTGGTTTATGGTGACCGCATGGGGAATAACAGTCAGGGTGATGGCTGGAAATATCGCGGTCGTGGCCTGCTGCAAATCACTGGTCGTGAGAACTACACCAAATGCGGTACAGCGCTGAACCTTGATCTGATCAGTACGCCAGAACTTTTGACGCAAGAGCGACATGCGGCCCGTTCGGCGGCATGGTACTTCACGTTACGTGGTTGCCTTCTATATTCGGGGGATGTTGAGCGCGTCACGCAGATTATTAACGGCGGGCAGAACGGCATTAAAGACCGCCGTGAACGTTACGCCAAAGCAAAAACCGCACTGGTATGAGGTCGCAATGGGACTTGAAATGATTATCGGCCTGGCTGTTGCTGTGCTGGCTGCAATTGCAGGTGCTTTTGGTCTGGGTAAATCACGCGGTACAAGCATCGCAGAAACACAAGCGAACCAGCAACGCACTGAAGAACGCGCAGCAGCTACTGAAGCCGTTGCAGAACGCCGGGTAGAAACAACAAAAGGAGCCAGGGATGTACAGCAGACTGTTAACCATCTTCCTGATGACGATGTTGACCGTGAGTTGCGCGAAAAATTTACCCGCAAAACCTGAAGTAACGGACACGGCCTGTGACTGGGTAAGCATCATCTACCTTACTGAGCACGATATTGCCGTGCTGGATAAACAGACGAAGCGGGACATATTGGCGCACAACAAATCAGCGCAGGCTAACTGCATGAAGGATCCAGGTCGTGAACGTAGAGAACCTAAGTAACGCGCATTACATCTATAACGAGATGAAAGAGCTACAGCGACAGAAAACCATACTGGAAAGTGGTGCTGGGCTTGGTGTGACAATCCAGTCTACCTATCAAGACGATGCCTTTCTTGAGGCCATACGCCCGCATGCTGTTGCTGAGCTTGATCACCGCATAGAGAAAAAGAAAGCTGTGCTGGTTGATTTGGGTATCTCCTTCTCCTAATGAATTAGGAGCTACAGCAGGTTTTAATTATGTGCTTATGATATTCTTCCCTAGTTAATTAACTGGGGGAGTAAATGCAAATGCTTGAATTTGTTGAGTCAGTAAGAAAATCTTTATTAGATGAAAATTATGAGGCTGCATTGTTTATTGCCTTATCTCTTCCTGATATATGTGGGAAACTTGAAACTCCTGAAGAGCGGAACGGGCCAAGAGCAAAAAGATGGTTTAAGGATAACCTTAAGGATAAATATTTTGCAGATAATCTTTATGAGACGTTTTTGGCTAACTTTCCCGAGCAATTAGATAAAATGCCTCAATACTTAATCGATGATTTAAAAACAAAAAAACCATTGGTAAGCTTTGACCATGAAAGCTACTGGGCTTTAAGAAATGCATTTTTGCATGAGGCATCTGATAGTACTAAGTTACAAAAAATTCAACTTACGCACTCTTCTGCGCACATGAATATGTTTAACGGTGTGCTTCAGTTAAGTGTTATTAATTTATCTAATGATATCTGCGATGCGGTAGTTAAGTGGGTTGAGCGGATGAAGGATAATAATGATGTATGCCAGAGGATAAATTCGAGGGCAAAAATCAAAAATGAAATGTTGGGTGGCGCTATTCGATTTGGGTAGTCTTACAAATTATCAAATCATTCCTACATGTTATCTCTAAATTTTAGAGTTACATAAGAATAAAAAAACACCAGCTTTGGCTGGTGTTTTTGCGGAGCATGTATGCCAACTTTAATACCCCGCGCATGTCGCAAACGTGGTTGTCCTGGCACGACTACGGACCGTTCAGGCTACTGTGAGCAGCATCGCAATGAGGGCTGGCAGCAGCATCAGCAGGGTAAGAGTCGCCATGAGCGTGGCTACGGCAGCAAGTGGGATATCAAACGCGCCCGCATCCTGAAGCGTGATAATCATCTGTGTCAGAACTGCCTGCGTACTGGACGTGCTGTCGCAGCCACAACCGTTGACCACATCAAGGCGAAGGCCCACGGCGGTACTGATGAAGACAGCAACCTTGAGAGCCTGTGCTGGTCGTGTCACGCAGCGAAGACCGCGCGCGAGCGGCTCAAGTGAGAATTAATGTCATCATCAGCCTGGGGAGGGGGAGGTCAAATCTCTGCGACCGCGCGCCTTCCGGACCGCCCGCCCCATCGTTTTTTTATACCCGCGAAAAATGAAATTTAACCAGGAGAGCCGCATATGGCTGGAACGGCGGGGCGTTCCGGGCGTCGCCCCAAGCCAACGGCGCGCAAGGCGCTGGCCGGAAACCCCGGCAAGCGAGCCCTGAATAAAGATGAACCTGTTTTTACGCCCATCAAAGGTGTTGACCCACCGGAGTGGTTCGCTGAAGAAGATCTCCCTCTCGCCACGATCATGTGGCAACTGACAACCAAAGAACTCTGCGGTCAGGGCCTGCTGTGCGTGACTGACCTGGCGGTACTTGAGCGGTGGTGCGTGGCCTATGAGTTCTGGCGACGTGCCGTGAAAAATATTGCCAGACAGGGCAACACCATCACCGGTGCAATGGGCGGTATGGTCAAAAATCCGGAGCTGACCGCCAAAAAAGAACAGGAGTCCGAGATGAGCAGTACGGGGGCAATGCTCGGACTCGACCCCAGCAGCCGCCAGCGTCTGATTGGCCTGGCGGGGCAGAAGAAAGCCACTAACCCGTTTCTGAAAATTATCGAATCATGAGCCGGAAATCTTACCCCAACGTAAATGCTGCCAATCAGTATGCCCGTGATGTCGTGCGCGGAAAGATTGTGGCCTGCCAGTTTGTGATTCAGGCCTGCCAGCGCCATCTTGATGACCTGATGGCGGAAAAAAGTAAGTCGTTTCGTTACCGCTTCGACAAGGACCTGGCTGAACGGGCTGCCAAATTTATTCAGCTGTTGCCGCACACCAAGGGGGAGTGGGCATTCAAGAGGATGCCCATCACGCTGGAGCCGTGGCAGCTCTTTGTGATCTGCTGCGCGTTTGGCTGGGTCAATAAAGGCTCCCGGCTGCGCCGCTTCAGGGAGGTGTATACCGAAATCCCCCGTAAGAACGGCAAATCGGCAATCTCTGCCGGTGTCGCCCTGTATTGTTTTGCCTGTGATAACGAGTTCGGCGCGGAAGTGTATTCCGGTGCCACGACGGAGAAACAGGCATGGGAAGTCTTTCGCCCGGCGCGACTGATGTGTAAACGCACACCAATGCTGACGGAAGCGTTCGGAATTGAGGTTAACGCCTCAAACATGAACCGTCCGGAGGATGGCGCGCGGTTTGAACCGCTGATCGGTAACCCCGGTGATGGTTCATCACCCCACTGTGCGGTGGTGGATGAATATCACGAGCACGCCACCGATGCGCTTTACACCACGATGCTTACCGGGATGGGGGCGCGACGTCAGCCACTGATGTGGGCTATCACCACCGCCGGGTACAACATTGAGGGGCCGTGCTACGACAAGCGGCGGGAAGTCATCGAGATGCTCAACGGCTCGGTGCCTAACGATGAACTGTTCGGGATCATCTATACCGTTGATGAAGGTGACGACTGGACCGACCCGCAGGTGCTGGAAAAAGCCAATCCAAATATTGGCGTGTCGGTTTATCGCGAATTTTTGTTAAGTCAGCAGCAGCGTGCGAAAAATAACGCCCGTCTGGCAAACGTCTTTAAAACAAAACACCTCAATATCTGGGTGTCGGCGCGTTCTGCGTATTTCAACCTGGTGAGCTGGCAGAGCTGCGAGGATAAATCACTGACCCTTGAGCAGTTCGAGGGGCAGCCGTGCATTCTGGCCTTTGACCTGGCGCGTAAGCTGGATATGAACAGCATGGCGCGACTTTATACCCGCGAGATTGACGGTAAAACGCATTACTACAGTGTGGCCCCGCGTTTCTGGGTACCGTATGACACGGTGTACAGCGTCGAGAAAAATGAAGATCGACGGACAGCCGAACGCTTTCAGAAATGGGTGGAAATGGGCGTTCTGACCGTTACCGATGGTGCGGAGGTGGATTATCGCTACATCCTCGAGGAGGCCAAAGCGGCGAACAAAATCAGCCCGGTCAGCGAGTCACCCATCGACCCCTTCGGGGCGACCGGGCTCTCACATGACCTTGCTGATGAAGACCTGAACCCCATCACTATCATTCAGAACTACACCAACATGTCCGACCCGATGAAAGAACTGGAAGCGGCGATTGAATCGGGGCGCTTTCATCATGATGGCAATCCCATCATGACCTGGTGTATCGGCAACGTGGTCGGCAAAACCATTCCGGGTAACGATGATGTGGTGAAGCCCGTCAAAGAGCAGGCGGAAAACAAAATCGATGGTGCAGTTGCGCTGATTATGGCGGTTGGCAGAGCCATGTTGTATGAGAAAGAAGACACGCTGTCCGACCACATTGAGTCCTACGGGATCCGCTCGCTTTAACTGAGGTAATTATGATCATGCTGATTCTCGCGCCTCTGGTGGGCGTGCTGGGGGCGCTTTTGCTGGCGTATGGTGCCTGGCTGATTTATCCCCCGGCGGGGTTTGTTGTTGCCGGGGCGTTGTGCCTGTTCTGGTCGTGGCTGGTGGCGCGATATCTTGACCGTACACAGTCGTCTGTCGGCGGAGGTAAATAGTGTTCTTTTCGGGATTATTTCAACGAAAAAGTGACGCACCGATGACCACGCCAGCAGAGCTGGCGGAGGCTATCGGGTTGTCCTACGACACCTATACCGGAAAGCATATCAGCAGCCAGCGGGCCATGCGACTGACGGCGGTTTTTTCCTGTGTCAGGGTGCTGGCGGAGTCGGTCGGGATGTTGCCCTGCAACCTGTATCACCTGAACGGCAGCCTGAAGCAGAGAGCCACTGGCGAACGTCTGCATAAGCTGATCTCCACGCATCCCAATGGCTATATGACGCCGCAGGAGTTCTGGGAGCTGGTGGTCACCTGTCTGTGCCTGCGGGGAAACTTTTACGCCTACAAAGTGAAAGCATTTGGCGAAGTGGCTGAACTGCTGCCCGTCGATCCCGGCTGTGTGGTACCGAAGCTTAACAGTCGCTGGGAGCCGATCTATCAGGTCACATTCCCGGACGGCTCCACGGATGTACTGAGCCAGGAAGATATCTGGCATGTGCGCACGCTGACGCTGGACGGTCTGGTGGGACTGAATCCCATCGCCTATGCCCGCGAGGCAATATCGCTGGCAGCGGCGACCGAAGAGCACGGGGCCAGACTGTTCAGCAATGGTGCGGTGACGTCCGGTGTGTTGCGTACAGAGCAGACGCTGTCGGATCAGGCTTATGAGCGTCTGAAGAAAGATTTTGAGGAGCGTCACACCGGGCTTGGTAATGCTCACCGCCCGATGATCCTTGAGATGGGGCTGGACTGGAAGTCGATGGCGTTGAACGCCGAGGACAGCCAGTTCCTGGAAACCCGCAAGTTTCAGCTTGAAGAAATCTGTCGTCTGTTCCGGGTACCGTTGCACATGGTGCAGAACACCGATCGCGCCACCTTCAACAATATCGAAGAACTGGGGCTCGGATTTATCAACTATTCACTGGTGCCGTATCTGACCCGCATCGAACAGCGGATCAACACCGGACTGGTACGAAAAAGTAAGCAGGGCGTTTATTACGCCAAATTTAACGCCGGGGCGTTACTGCGCGGGGATATGAAGTCCCGTTTTGAAGCCTACGCCACCGGGATCAACTGGGGAATTTACTCTCCCAATGACTGCCGCGACCTGGAAGATATGAATCCGCGTCCCGGTGGTGATGTCTATCTCACACCGATGAACATGACCACGAAACCCTCCGATGGCAGTAAAGCCGGTAAGCAGAAGGATAACGCCAATGCAGACGAAACAACGTCTTGATGTACCGCTGAGTCTGAAATCTGTCAGTGACTCCGGTGAGTTTGAAGGGTATGGCTCCGTCTTTGGTGTAAAGGACAGCCACGATGATGTGGTGATGTCCGGGGCATTTGCTGCTTCCCTGCGGGCGTGGAGTGACAGAAAAGCGTTACCTGCGCTGCTCTGGCAGCACCGCATGGATGAACCCATCGGTGTTTACACCGAAATGAAGGAAGACGATGTCGGGCTTTACGTCAGGGGACGGTTGCTTATTGATGATGATCCCCTCGCAAAACGCGCACATGCACACATGAAGGCCGGTTCGTTAACCGGCCTTTCTATTGGGTACGTCCTGAAAGACTGGGAATACGACCGGAGCAAAGAAGCCTTTCTGCTGAAAGAAATCGACCTCTGGGAAGTCAGCCTGGTGACGTTCCCGTCTAACGACGAGGCGCGGATCAGCGACGTCAAGAACGCACTGGCCCGCGGGGAAATCCCCGAACAGAAAAAAATCGAAAGAGTCCTGCGTGATGTCGGACTCTCCCGTACCCAGGCCAAAGCATTCATGGCCGGGGGCTATGGCGCACTGTCCCTGCGCGACGCTGAGGATGTGGGCTCTGCACTGAATGCACTGAAAAATCTGAACTTCTAATCAGGAGAAATACGATGGCGGTTGATATTAAAGATGTCGAACAGGTCGCGCAGGAGCTGCAGCAGAAGTTTGACGACTTCAAAGCAAAGAACGACAAGCGCGTGGATGCGATTGAGCAGGAAAAAGGCAAGCTTGCCGGGCAGGTGGAAACCCTGAACGGGAAACTCAGCGAGCTGGAAAATCTCAAAAGCGACCTTGAAAAAGAGCTGCTTGAGCTGAAACGTCCGGCTGGTGGAGCGCAAAATAAACTGGCCACCGAGCATAAAGAGGCGTTTGTGGGCTTCCTGCGTAAAGGCCGTGAAGACGGTCTGCGCGATCTGGAGCGTAAGGCATTGCAGGTGGGTACCGATGAAGACGGTGGCTACGCCGTGCCGGAAGAACTGGATCGCAACATTCTTAACCTGCTGAAAGATGAAGTGGTGATGCGTCAGGAAGCCACGGTGATCACCGTTGGCGGTTCCGACTACAAAAAACTGGTGAATCTGGGCGGTACGGCTTCCGGATGGGTGGGGGAAACGGATACGCGATCCCAGACTGCCACCTCCAGACTGGAGCTGATTGAACCTCTCATGGGGGAAATTTACGGCAACCCGCAGGCTACCCAGAAAATGCTGGACGATGCCTTCTTCAACGTGGAGGCCTGGATCAACAGCGAGCTGGCAACCGAATTTGCCGAACAGGAAGAAATTGCCTTTACCTCAGGCGATGGCACCAAGAAGCCGAAAGGGTTCCTGGCGTATGAATCCACTGATGAAACCGACAAGGTCCGGGCGTTCGGCAAACTTCAGCATATTGTATCCGGCGAAGCGACCGCGGTGACCGCAGACGCCATTATCAAACTGATTTACACGCTGCGTAAGGCACACCGCACTGGCGCGAAGTTCATGATGAACAACAACAGCCTGTTTGCCATCCGTCTGCTGAAAGACACCGAGGGTAACTATCTGTGGCGTCCTGGGCTGGAACTGGGGCAGCCATCCTCTCTGGCGGGTTACGGTATCGCTGAAAACGAGCAGATGCCGGATATTGCCGCGGATGCGAAAGCCATTGCATTTGGTAACTTCAAACGGGGTTACACCATCGTTGACCGTATCGGTACCCGCATTCTTCGCGATCCGTACACCAATAAACCGTTTGTCGGTTTTTATACCACCAAGCGCACCGGCGGCATGCTGGTCGATTCGCAGGCCATCAAACTGCTGAAGATTGCTGCGGCGTAATCACTCAGGGGCGCGGAACCGCGCCCCCTGTTCTGACGGGTGAAGAATCATGATCCTGAAACAAGATCTGAAATGGTCACCGGACGGTATGCGTGTTGAGGTCATTCGGGCCGGTGAGTATGACGACGGGGCGCTTCCTGCCCGGGTGCAGGAGATTGCACTTCAGGCCGGGTTAGCAGAGCGCGGAACCAGTGCAAAAAGCAGTAAAGCGACAAAAGAGAAAAAAGCCACGACCAGTAAAGAGGGCTGAGTATGCTTCTGACAATGGAAGAGATTAAAGCCCAACTCCGGCTGGATGAGGATTTCGATGCTGATGACCGCCATCTGCAACTGCTGGCCTGTGCGGCGCAAAAGCGGACGGAAACGTATCTGAACCGGAAGCTCTATGCTCCGGATGAAACCATTCCGGACAGCGATCCGGACGGGCTGCACCTGCCGGATGATATTCGTCTGGGGATGCTGATGCTTATCAGCCATTTTTACGAAAATCGCTCGTCGGTTACAGACGTTGAGAAAATGGAGTTGCCAATGAGCTTTAACTGGCTTGTCGGCCCGTACAGGTATTTCCCGCAATGAAAATTCGTCAGGCGCAGACCAGCGCAACCTACATTCTGCCGGACCCCGGTGAACTGAATAAACGCGTCCTGATCCGCCAGCGGGTGGATATGCCCGCGGATAACTTTGGCGTGGAGCCTCAATACCCGGTTGCGTTCCGGACATGGGCGAAGGTTGTCCAGACCAGTGCCACCACCTGGCAGGAAACCGCGCAGACCGGGGACGCCATCACCCATTACATCACCATTCGTTACCGCCGGGGGATCACCGCTGATTATGAGGTGGTCTGCGGTGACAGTGTGTACCGGGTGAAACGTCAGCGCGATCTGAACGGGGCGCGGCGCTTTCTGCTGCTGGAGTGTACGGAGCTGGGCGAATGTAGGCAGAGTCACGGAGGCAACAATGACGACTTCCTTTTTGCACGTTGATTTTCAGCAGCCCGCGGAGATGCGCTTTAACCGCGCCCGTGTCCGGCGGGCGTTTGTCACGATTGGTCAGCGTCATATGCGTGATGCCCGTCGGCTGGTGATGCGCCGTGCGCGGTCGGCACCGGGTGAAAACCCCGGTTATCAGACCGGACGCCTGGCTCGTTCGATTGGTTACATGGTACCCAGAGCCAGTAAACATCGCCCTGGTTTTATGGCACGTATAGCCCCTAACCAGCGTAATGGAGAGGGAAACCGCCGTATCACCGGTGATTTTTATCCGGCTTTTTTGTTCTATGGCGTGAGGCGAGGGGCAAAGCGTCGTCGCAGCCATCATCGTGGTGCATCCGGTGGCAGCGGCTGGCGACTGGCTCCACGTAATAACTTCATGGTGGAAACGCTTGAAAAGAACCGCAGCTGGACACGCTATTTTCTGGCGCGAGAATTGCGTAAATCACTGAAGCCGGAGCGACGACACAGATGAAACTGACGCCTGTTATTGCTGCGCTGCGTGCCCGCTGCCCGTATTTTGAAAACCGGGTGGCAGGCGCGGCACAGTTCAAAAATCTGCCGGAGGTCGGAAAGCTGAGACTCCCGGCGGCGTATGTGGTACCGGGGGATGATTCTCCGGGAGAAAACAAAAGCCAGACCGACTACTGGCAGGAGCTGAAAGAGGGCTTCTCCGTGGTTGTCATACTGAGTAACGGGCGTGATGAGCGCGGTCAGTTTGCTTCGTATGATGTGGTGGACGATGTCCGGCAGATGCTCTTTAAGGCCCTGCTGGGCTGGAACCCGGAAGCGTGCGGTAACCCGATTAACTATGACGGCGGCACGCTGCTGGATCTGAATCGTCATGAGCTGATTTATCAGTTCGATTTTTCGGTCATCAGCGAGCTGACTGAAGACGATACCCGCCAGCAGGATGACCTGAACAGTCTGGATGAACTGCGAACGCTGGCGATTGATGTTGATTATCTCGATCCCGGTAACGGGCCTGACGGCGATATCGAACATCACACCGAAATAACCCTTCCTTCCTGAGAATCTTCATGTTTGTGAAACCTGTTAAAGGGCGGTCAGTGCCTGACCCTGCCCGCGGTGACCTTTTGCCCGCCGAAGGGCGAAATGTTGACGAGAACAACTACTGGCTGCGCCGTGAAGCAGCGGGTGATATCCGGCGCGTGAATAAAAAGGTGAACACCGATGACGATAAGCTTTAACACCATTCCGTCGAATACGCTGGTTCCGCTGTTTTATGCGGAAATGGATAACCAGGCGGCGAATACTGCACAGGACAGCGGAGCATCGCTGCTGATTGGTCATGCCAATAACGGTGCAGAGATTGTTGCCAACAGTCTGGTGCTGATGCCGTCGGCAGACTATGCACGCCAGATTTGTGGTGCGGGAAGTCAGCTGGCGCGTATGGTCGAGGCTTATCGCCAGACCGACCCGTTTGGCGAGCTGTATGTGATTGCCGTTCCGGAAGCCACAGGCGCGGCGGCAACGGTTACGCTGACGGTGACCGGAGCAGCAACCGAAACCGGCACGGTGAATGTGTATGTGGGACGTACCCGCGTGCAGGCACCGGTGACCAACGGCGATAACGTCACGACGATTGCCAGCAGTATCAAAGATGCCATCAATGCCGTTCCGGCCCTGCCGTTTACGGCCTCATCTTCGGCAGGCGTGGTCACACTGACCGCGCGTCATAAGGGGCTTTGCGGGAATGAAATTCCTGTCAGCCTCAATTACTACGGCTTTGGTGGGGGCGAAGTGCTGCCAGCGGGTGTACAGATTGCCGTGGCGACGGGGACCGCCGGAACGGGCGCTCCGGTTCTCACCGGTGCGGTGGCTGCAATGGCGGATGAGCCGTTTGATTATATCGGTCTGCCGTTCAACGACACGGCCTCCGTTAACACGCTGGTGACCGAGATGAACGATACCAGCGGTCGCTGGAGCTATGCGCGTCAGCTGTATGGTCATGTGTATACGGCAAAGATCGGCACGCTGTCAGAACTGGTGACCGCAGGTGACCAGTTTAACCAGCAGCACATCACCCTGGCGGGGTACGAAAAAGAGACCCAGACGCCTGCCGACGAGCTGGCGGCAAGCCGTACCGCCCGCGCAGCGGTGTTTATCCGCAACGATCCGGCACGTCCCACGCAGACCGGTGAGCTGGTGGGTATGCTGCCTGCGCCGAAGGGGAAACGGTTCACGATGACCGAGCAGCAGACCCTGCTGTCTCATGGCGTGGCAACGGCGTATGTCGAAAGCGGGGTGCTGCGCATTCAGCGTGATGTCACCACGTACAGGAAAAATGCTTACGGGGTTGCGGATAACAGCTACCTCGACAGCGAGACGCTGCATACCAGTGCGTATGTACTGCGCAAACTGAAATCCGTCATTACCAGTAAGTACGGGCGTCACAAGCTTGCCTGTGACGGTACCCGCTTTGGTCCCGGTCAGGCGATTGTCACCCCGGCGGTGATCAAAGGGGAACTGCTGGCAACCTACCGTCAGCTCGAGCGTGCGGGGATCGTGGAAAACTACGAACTGTTCAAGCAGTACCTGGTTGTGGAGCGTGATGCCAGCGATCCGAACCGCCTGAACACGCTGTTCCCGCCTGACTATGTTAACCAGTTGCGTGTCTTTGCCGTGGTTAACCAGTTCCGTCTTCAGTATTCAGAGGAGTCTGCATAATGGCCCGTATCGGGGGAACCTGTTATTTCAAAATTGACGGTCAGCAGCTATCGCTGACCGGCGGCATTGAGGTGCCCATGAACAGGACGGTCAATGATGACATCATCGGCCTGGACGGTTCAGTGGACCGCAAGGAAACTCACCGTGCGCCTTATGTCAAAGGGACCTTCAAGGTGCCGAAGAATTTTCCGGTGAGCAAAATCACCTCGTCTGATGAGATGACCATCACTGCCGAGCTGGCGAACGGTCAGGTCTATGTACTGTCGTCTGCCTGGCTGCACGGCGAAGCGAACCATAATGCCGAAGAAGGCACGGTCGATCTTGAGTTCCACGGTGAAGAAGGGGATTACCAGTAATGAAAGAGCTTGAGTTAAAGAAACCGATTACCGCTCATGGCGAGACACTCTCCGTACTGGAGTTTGATGAGCCCACCGGGAAAGATGTCCGCGAGCTGGGGTATCCCTACCAGATGAATCAGGATGAGTCCGTCAGACTTCTGGCGCATGTGGTATCGAAATATATTGTGCGGCTGGCGAAAGTGCCGCAAAGCTCTGTCGACCAGATGTCTCCGGCAGACCTGAATGCAGCGGCGTGGCTTGTGGCTGGTTTTTTCCTCCAGGCCTGACGGCTGAATACCTTACTGATCGCTTCTTTGATTGCGCCAGCTACTGGCGCATTAATCCCTTCGAATTGCTGAATATGCCGATCAGTGAAATTCCCTTGCTGGTCAGTCAGGCAAACAGGATAGAGCAGGAGAAACGCACACATGGCTGAATTTGAGCTTAAGGCGTTGATCACCGGTGTCGACAGGCTTTCTCCCGCGCTGTCGAAAATGCAAAAGAAAATCCGGGGATTTAAACGCCAGGCGGAAGAAGCGTCACAGGGTGGGCTGGCGCTTGGTGGCGGACTGGCAGCGGGTCTGACGCTTTCCCTGAAATCTTATGCCGATCAGGAAAACGCCGCCACCGGGCTGAAAGTCGCCATGATGGATGCGAATGGCGAGGTTGGAAAGAGCTTTCAGGACATCAATAAACTGGCTATTGGCCTGGGTAACCAGCTACCCGGTACAACGGCTGATTTCCAGAACATGATGCAGATGCTGGTGCGTCAGGGGATCCCGGCAGAAAACATTCTTGGCGGTGTGGGTAAAGCGACAGCTTATCTTGCGGTACAACTGAAAAAAACACCGGAAGCGGCTGCTGAGTTTGCTGCAAAGATGCAGGATGCTACCGGAACGGCGTCAGAAGACATGATGGGGCTGTTCGACACTATCCAGAAGGCGTTTTATCTGGGCGTTGACGATACCAACATGTTGTCCTTCTTCACTAAAACCAGTTCTGTTCTGAAGATGGTGAACAAGGACGGTCTTCAGGCTGCACAGAGCCTTGCCCCCATCAGCGTCATGATGGATCAGATGGGGATGAACGGGGAGTCGGCAGGTAATGCCCTGCGAAAAGTTATCCAGTCCGGATTAAGCGTTAAGAAAATCAGGGACGTCAATAAAATCATGGCCCGCCAGAAACTCGGGGTACAGCTCGATTTTACTGACGGCAAAGGAAGTTTTGGCGGTCTTGATAACATGTTCAGGCAACTGGCAAAGCTGCGAAAACTGACCGACGTTAAGCGAACAGGTGTACTTAAGGCAATATTTGGTGATGATGCCGAAACCCTTCAGGTGGTCAATGCACTAATCGATAAAGGAAAGGATGGCTACGATCAGATCCAGCAGAAGATGAATAAACAGGCCAGCCTGAATAAACGTGTTCAGGCCCAGCTTGGTACGCTGTCCAACCTGTGGGAGGCAATGACGGGGACCGCAACTAACGGCCTTGCGGCTATTGGCGGCGCATTTTCTGGTGACGCCAAAAATATCACGCAATGGCTGGGGGAGTTGGGGGAGAAATTCACGAAGTTTGCGGATGAAAATCCCCGGGTTATTCGCGGCGTCGTCGGGCTTGCTGCCGGTCTTGCGATTCTGAAACTGGGATTGATGGGCGTGGGCAGTGCCATCAGTATCGTCAGCAGGATCATGTCGATGACGCCGATTGGCATGATTGCGACGGCGATTGCCCTGGCTGCGGGATTAATTATCACTAACTGGGATGTTGTCGGACCTTATTTTAAGAAACTCTGGGAAACCATTAGTCCTTATTTTGAGGCTGGCTGGGAACTTCTGAAGAAGGTTTTTGCCTGGTCGCCGCTGGGGATGGTGATCAATAACTGGGGACCGGTTGTTAAGTGGTTTCAGGATATGTGGGATAAGCTGAAGCCGATTATTGAATGGTTTACCGACAGTTCCGGTGACACGGTCGATGCCATTAACTCGGCGCAGTGGGGCGCGGGTGCTTATGATGCTTATGGGACGGGAATACCGGCACGGGGATACACTCCTTATCCGGCGGTGGATCCGGCTCAGGCAAACAACGCCTCCGATGCCACAGGCTCGAATCCCTTCATGATTAATAAAGCTACCGCGCCAAAAGTTGATGGTGAGATCAAGGTATCATTTATAAATATGCCACCAGATATGCGGGTTACGGAAACACGCTCCAGTGGCATTGATATAAATCACGATGTTGGCTATACCCGATTTTGGTAGCCAGGATTCCCCTCACAGGTATTGCTGGTTGTAAGTCATAAATAGAGTGATAGAATTAATGCACATTTAGAAAAATGTTAATAGGCGAAAAATGAAAGGCTATATCACAGCAAGTGTAATTCTTGGAGCAGCGGCTATTTTTTCATCTCTCATAATCTCTGGCAACATCTCCTTTAAAGATGAACATATTATTCAGTTATCTGGAGGAGCCATAAAACTTGGTGATGTTTATAAAGAAAATAAATTGATAAGTGCAAAGATTATTTTTCCAGATAATCAGGGTGAACAGATTCTTGTTGTCGACGGCAATCCTGAAAACTTTAAGGAGGATTTTCAGGAGAAATTAAATAAAGTAATAAAAACTTTAAATGCGTCAAAGAAAAAAGATGAAGAGAAAGTTAGCCTGGATAATTTAAGTGTTATTGAAGAGTCTAAACTAGAGCTCGTTTCTGCGGTGCGTTACTCTGCTCAGTATGTTCCTATGTTTACTCTGACGCTGGACAAAAAAGAAATTACCATGCCTAAAAATACGGTAATATTTCCATTTGCCAGCGATGAAACAGCTAAGTATTTAAATGAACAACAGCAAAAGTATAAAGATTCGTTGTTTCTGACTCGCTAATTAATAAAATTCATTACAAGGCCACCTTCTAATAGGTGGCTTTTTTATTTTCGGAGTGTATATGACGTGGAAAGACAGGCTTCAGGATGCGTCATTTCGAGGTGTGCCGTTTAAGGTTGAAGAAGAAAGTGCGGGAACCGGTCGCCGTGTGGAAACACATGAATACCCGAACCGCGACAAGCCCTATACCGAAGATCTGGGAAAAGTCACTTTCCGCCCGTCCATCACAGCTTATGTGGTGGGAGATGACTGCTTTGACCAGCGCGATCGCCTGATTGAAGCGCTGAATAAACCCGGTCCCGGCACGCTTGTCCACCCGACATATGGTGAGCTGAAAGTCTGTGTTGACGGGGAAGTTCGGGTCAGCACATCGAAAAGTGAAGGGCGTATTGTCCGCTTTGACCTGAAGTTTGTCGAAGCAGGAGAACTCTCTTACCCCACATCAGGTGCGGCGACGGCGCTGACGCTGATGTCATCCTGTTCTGCACTGGATGACTGCATCAGTGACAGCTTCAGCGGTTTCAGTATCGATGGTGTGGCGGATTTCGTGCAGAACGACGTTATCGGTAATGCCAGCATAATGCTGGGGTATGTTTCTGATGCGATGAAAGTGGTGGATTCTGCCGTATCGGATGCCGCCAGGCTGTTGCAGGGGGATATCTCGGTACTTCTGCCGCCGCCATCGTCAGGCAAAAATTTCGTTGAGCAGGTGCAGAAAATGTGGCGTACCGGGAAACGCCTTTATGGTAACGCCAGCGACCTGGTCACCATGATCAAAACGCTTTCTGGTGTCAGCCTCGGCAGCGATTTGCAACCGCGCGGCGTCTGGAAAACGGACAGTAAAACCACCGCCACAGCGACGCAGCAGCGTAACATGGTTGCCAGCACCCTTCGTACGACTGCAATCAGCGAAGCGGCGTATGCCGTTACCCGATTGCCTGCGCCAACAACTTCTGCGGTGATGCAGAATGCCGCAGTGGGGCAGTCAACAACACCCGCGCAGAGCTCCGGCTGGCCTGCCGTCACGCATCCGGTGCTGAACAATGCACCGGCGGTGAAAAACACGGTTGACCTGCCAACGTGGGAAGAACTGACCGACATTCGCGACACACTGAATACGGCAATTGATAAGGAGTTGTCCCGTACAACCAGTGATGCGCTGTTTCTGGCTCTGCGCCGGGTGAAAGCAGATCTGAATGCGGATATCAACACGCGCCTTGAACAGTCTGCTCGGATCATTCAGCGCACGCCGGATGAGGTTTTACCCGCGCTGGTGCTGGCGGCGACCTGGTTTGATAACGCGGCGCGTGACGCGGACATTATCCGGCGTAATGCCATTACGCATCCCGGCTTTGTGCCGGTAATCCCTCTGAAGGTGCCAGTGCAATGAACGACAATGTCACGCTACGGGTAAATGGCCGGGAGTGGAATGGCTGGACATCGGTGCGCATCGGTGCCGGTATTGAACGGCTGGCGCGGGATTTCAGCGTGGAGATCACCCGCCAGTGGCCGGGAGATGAGGGTATCACCACGCTTCAGCCGCGCATTAAAAATGGTTCAAAAGTGGAAGTGCTGATTGGTGATGAGCTGGTGATCACCGGCTGGGTGGAGGCGACCCCCGTTCGTTACGATGCCCGTTCGGTCAGCACCGGTATTGCCGGACGTAGTCTGACTGCTGACCTGATTGACTGTGCAGCCGAACCGACACAGTTTAACGGACGATCGCTGGTACAGATTGCGCAGGCGCTTGCTGCGCCTTTCGGCATTGAGGTGGTGAACAGCGATGCGCCGTCGGGTGTTATTCCGGATGTCCAGCCTGATCACGGTGAAACGGTGATCGAGGTGATCAACAAAATACTCGGTCAGCAGCAGGCGCTGGCTTATGACGACCCGCACGGCAGGCTGGTGATTGGTGGTATTGGCTCAACGCGGGCACATACCGCGCTGGTACTTGGGGAAAACATCCTTTCCTGTGATACGGAGAAGAGTATCCGGGAGCGGTTTTCAGTTTACCAGGTGGCGGGGCAGCGTGCCGGAAACGACGATGATTTCGGTGAGGCCACCACCACCGTGCTGCGGGCCCGCACAGAGGATGCATTTATTGCCCGTTACCGTCCGATGTATATCAGGCAGACAGGGCAGGCTACGGGGGCAGGCTGTATTGCGCGTGCTGACTTTGAAGCCCGACAACGGGCGGCGCGGACGGATGAAACCACCTATGTGGTGCAGGGCTGGCGACAGGGTAACGGTACGCTGTGGCAGCCCAACCAGCGGGTGATTGTCTTCGATCCGGTCTGTGGTTTCGACAATACCGAACTGCTTGTCTCGGAAGTCACGTTTACTCAGGACCAGAATGGCACCCTGACGGAAATCCGTGTCGGCCCACCTGATGCTTATCTGCCTGAACCCGAAGCCCCCGGCGCGCGGAAAAAGAAAAAAACCAGAGTACAGGAGGACCCGTTCTGATGAAGGCGATTGAAACCATACAGCGACAACTCCTCGGCCTGATTGGGCGGGCGGTGGTGAAAAGCATCAGTGCCGCCACGAAATGTCAGACCGTGGATGTGTCCCTGATTGCCGGTGAACCCAAAGCCGGGGTTGAACATCTTGAACCCTACGGTTTTACCGCAAGGGCAAACAGCGGTGCGGAAGCGGTGGTGTTGTTTCCGGATGGTGACCGTTCTCATGCGGTGGTTGTTACGGTGTCGGACCGACGCTACCGCCTGAAAGGGCTGCAGACGGGTGAGGTGGCTGTCTATGACGATCAGGGGCAGTCCGTGACGCTGACCCGGGCGGGGATCGTGGTGGACGGTGCAGGTAAAACGATCACGTTTCGCAATGCGCCTAAGGCTCGTTTTGAAATGGACCTGGAAGTGACCGGACAGGTGAAAGACCTGTGCGACTCCAGCGGCACCACCATGTCAGCGATGCGGCTTGCCTATAACGGGCATCGTCACAGAGAGAACGGTCAGGGCAGTAACACCGACAAACCTGATAAAGCGATGGAGGCATGATGGAACTGTGGCTGACGGTGAACGGTAAACGCACCTGTGCCAGCGCACCGATGGATCCGCTGACCCGTGCCGTGGTGATTTCCCTGTTCACCTGGCGGCGGGCTGAACCTGATGACAATGCCGACGTCCCGATGGGATGGTGGGGGGATACCTGGCCTGCGGTACAGAATGACCGTTACGGCTCCCGACTGTGGCTGCTTCAGCGCAGCAAACTGACCAATCAGCTGGTGCAGACGGTAAGGGGGTATATCCGCGAATGCCTGCAATGGATGATTGATGACGGCGTGGTGTCCCGTATTGATCTGGATATCCGCCGCACCGGGATTAATGACCTGGGTAACAGTATCACTCTCTGGCGTCGTGACGGACCGGTAATGATTTCTTTTGATGATCTGTGGAGTGCGATAACGCATGGCGGACAGTGAATTTCAGCGCCCGACGCTGGCAGAAAATATCAGTATGCTCCGTAACGATTTATTCGCCAGGCTGGACGTCAGCGACACGCTCCGGCGCATGGATGAAGACGTGCGGGCAAAGGTGTATGCGGCGGCGCTGCATACGGTTTACGGTTACATCGATTATCTGGCAATGAACATGCTGCCTGACCTGTGCGATGAGTCCTGGCTGGCGCGACATGCTGCGATGAAACGGTGTCCGCGCAAGGGAGCCACGGCTGCCAGTGGGTATATGCGCTGGGAAGGTGTCAGCGATGGCCTGAAGGTGACCGCCGGGAGTGTTATTCAGCGCGATGACCTGGTGCAGTACACGACAACTGACGATGCAACCAGCTCCGGTGGTGTCCTGCGCGTGCCGATCGCCTGCTCAAGTGCAGGTGCGGTCGGTAACGCTGACGACGGTACGGCATTAATCCTGGTCACGCCGGTGAATGGTCTGCCGTCTTCCGGTGTGGCTGACACCCTGACAGGCGGATTTGATACTGAAGAGCTGGAAACGTGGCGCGCCCGCGTCATTGAGCGGTATTACTGGACGCCGCAGGGCGGGGCTGACGGGGACTATGTTGTCTGGGCTAAAGAAGTGCCCGGCATTACCCGCGCATGGACATACCGTCACTGGATGGGAACGGGAACTGTCGGTGTGATGATTGCCAGCAGTGACCTGATTAATCCCATTCCGGAAGAATCAACGGAAACGGCGGCAAGACAACATATCGAGCCACTGGCCCCGGTGGCAGGCTCTGATTTGTATGTGTTTAGGCCGGTGGCACATACGGTGGATTTTCATATCCGCGTGACGCCGGACACACCGGAAATACGGGCTGCCATCACCGCGGAGTTGCGTTCGTTCCTGCTGCGTGATGGTTATCCGCAGGGAGAACTGAAGGTATCGCGTATCAGTGAGGCGATTTCCGGTGCGAACGGGGAATACAGCCATCAGTTGCTTGCACCGACAGACAATATCTCCATTGCAAAAAATGAACTGGCGGTTCTGGGGACGATTTCATGGACGTGACAAACGATGATTACATCCGTCTGTTGTCGGCACTGTTGCCCCCCGGTCCGGCGTGGTCAGCCAGCGATCCGGCGATTGCCGGTGCGGCACCGTCATTAACCCGTGTTCATCAGCGTGCGGATGCCCTGATGCGGGAGCTGGATCCGCGCACCACCACTGAACTGATAAACCGCTGGGAGCGTCTGTGCGGCCTGCCGGATGAATGTATTCCGGCAGGGACGCAGACCCTTCGCCAGCGTCAGCAACGGCTGGATGCGAAGGTTAATCTGGCGGGCGGCATCAATGAGGATTTTTACCTTGCACAGCTTGCTGCCCTGGGCAGACCAGATGCCAACATCACGCGATACGACAAAAGCACGTTCACCTGCTCATCGGTCTGTACTGACGCGGTGAATGCGCCGGAATGGCGGTATTACTGGCAGGTCAACATGCCAGCCGCCACAAACACCACCTGGATGACATGTGGCGATCCCTGTGATTCCGCGCTGCGTATCTGGGGCGACACCGTTGTCGAATGTGTGCTTAACAAACTCTGCCCGTCGCATACCTACGTAATTTTTAAATATCCGGAGTAATCCATGCATCGTATAGACACGAAAACCGCGCAGAAGGATAAGTTCGGCGCGGGTAAGAACGGTTTTACCCGTGGTAACCCCCAGACCGGCACACCTGCCACCGATCTGGATGATGACTACTTTGACATGTTGCAGGAGGAACTTTGCAGTGTTGTGGAGGCATCCGGTGCCAGCCTAGAGAAGGGGCGGCATGACCAGCTGCTTACAGCGCTTCGTGCGCTGCTGTTAAGCCGCAAGAATCCGTTTGGCGATATCAAATCGGATGGCACGGTGAAAACGGCTCTCGAAAACCTTGGTTTGGGAGAAGCGGCAAAACGGAATGTGGGAACAGGGGAAAATCAGATACCTGATATGTCATCATATGCATCAGGTTCAGGCTGGCGAAAAATGCCAGATGGTTCAATTGAACAGTGGGGACGAATTAGTTTTCCTGGTGAACACGGGCCTGTATCCGCCAATGTTTCATTCCCGATTCCATTTACACAGACACCGGGCATTGTAATTGTGTGCGATGGTGGTTTCGGGGGCGGGAATATGTGGGGGGCGACCAACTGGAGCACTACCGGCTTCATAGCTCACTGCAATTATGGTCTTGAAGGTGGTGCGTTTTTCGCTAAGGGCTGGTAATGATGAAATATCTGTACGTAAACAACCTGGCATATCCTTACGAACTTCAGTCTCTTTATGTTGAAAAAGGTGAATGGCCTGAAGAAAAAGGTGTTGATATAGACGAAGTAATTTTCAGGGAATATTTCTATGATACACCACCAGAAGGAAAATACAGATGTGTCGGAGAGGATGGACTGCCTGCATGGGCAGATATTCCTCCACCAACACGTGAAGAACAAATTGCATCAGCCGAAACTAAAAAGCAGCAATTGATTAACCAGGCCAACGAATACATAAACAGTAAACAATGGCCAGGTAAAGCATCAATTGGTCGTCTGAAAGGTGAGGAACTGGCGCAATATAATTTGTGGCTGGATTATCTGGACGCACTGGAACTGGTCGATACTTCCGGTGCGCCAGATATTGAATGGTCTACGCCTCCGGCAGTTCAGGCCAGATGACGTCCGGCGCTGTGCTGGTATCTGTTGCCGTCACCGCGTCAATGTAATCCAGCACAGCGTTAAGTCGGGTGTTTTCTGGCTGCGTCAGCTTCCGCCCAGCCTGTAATTTCAGTTGAATCAGACTGATGGAAGCCATTGCAGCATCAATCAGCGACTGGCGCTGTGCTTCTGCCGCTTCTACTGCGGCGCTATGCTGTGCCTCGGTATCCGTCACCCATTTCTCACCATCCCATTTATCGTATGGCGTTAACGGTGAAAGCGTGACATAACCGTCTTTGATGGCACCGATATAATCCACTGTAACAGCTGCGCCATTTTCAGTTGAGTAAACGGTCTCATTGCGATGGTCTTCTTCATGGCTCCATCCCTTACCCGTAAATACTGCCACTTTTCCCGGGATGTTTTCGCCCGGGTCAATACCAGTGGAACAGGCGGGTATACTTACGCCAGTATTAATATATTCATCAGACCAGCCGGTATATTCATACGTTACTGCATTATAATAAAAACAACGCATATCGCCCGGCACTGTAGCCAGCCCATTTTCATCAAAAACAGGTATCATTATTTAGCCCTCACCAGAAAGTTAAATGCAATATTTCGTGGACGGGTTTCTGTATCTACATTTCCACTAATTTCACCATAACGTTTAACACTACGAGAGCTAAGAGCTCGTAGTGAGGAAGGCACCTTAAGACCGGGTTCGTCCGTTTTAACTATTCCCCCGTCACCGTATGTAGCCAGTATTCCTGGGTTTACTCCTTCCCGTGCACTTCCTGCGGCAAGCCCGTCCCCCGTCCACAATTCCATATTGTGTGCATGATCCATAATTGTGTGTGATTGCCCTGAAAGTAGGGTACGTCCGACATCAATCCCGCGCCCATCATCCCAGATACGAATGAAATCACCCCGTGCGTCAGGTAATGCTAGCGCCGGAAACACTTTCGCCAGCACAGGGTAATCAGTGGCAGAGAATTTCGCGCCGTTGAACTTCAAAAACACCATACTGGACCAACTGTCGATTACAGTATTTGGCATTGCGGCGGACGGCCAGAAGAACGGAACGCCAATAGCTGGAGCACCTTCTCCCAAACCAACGTTTATGAAAATGCAGAAATAACGAGCAAATGGCATCATTCCTGCTTTTGTCAGGGAGATCCACCATGCTTATTGGCTATGTACGCGTATCAACAAATGACCAGAACACCGATCTACAACGTAATGCGTTGAACTGTGTAGGATGTGAACTGATTTTTGAAGACAAGATAAGCGGTACGAAGTCCGAAAGGCCCGGACTGAAAAAACTGCTCAGGACATTATCGGCAGGTGACACTCTGGTTGTCTGGAAGCTGGACAGGTTAGGGCGCAGTATGCGGCATCTTGTTACGCTGATAGAAGAGTTGCGCCAGCGTGGCGTGAATTTCCGAAGCCTGACTGATAGTATTGATACCAGTACCCCAATGGGCCGTTTCTTTTTTCATGTCATGGGTGCCCTGGCTGAAATGGAACGAGAACTGATTGTTGAACGAACAAAAGCTGGACTGGAAGCTGCTCGCGCACAGGGACGAATTGGTGGACGTCGTCCCAAACTTACACCAGAACAATGGGCGCAGGCCGGGCGATTAATTGCATCAGGCGTTCCTCGCCAGAAGGTGGCGATCATCTATGATGTTGGTATATCGACACTGTATAAGAAGTTTCCGGTCGGAGATAAATGAAACCGTAGCACGTCGTATGCAAGAAGATCGTGCTGCGGTTTATGCTTATCACTTAAAGACTCAAAAATTAGGTGAGTAACGGACCGGGGACATAGCTCCTTTTTTTCTTAATTCATCTGGTATTTTTTTTCCAAGATAAAGATTTGCTATTTCAGGTGGGGCTTCTCGACCTTCAAAACCATAGCGAGAACTTTGTGTTGCCTCAAAGTCCGGATCCTCGTCCCAGTATTTCATCGTAGGGAAATTTTCACGTGTTGATTTGAGCCATTTATCAGCAATGAAAACCCCTCGAACGATCCCCCTTACAGTAGCAAGAATGACTTCTGCTTGGCTGGCGCGAGAGACATTAATGCGCCAGCTAAATCGAACCGCATCATAAAGCTCTGAATCCTTTGCACTTCTGTTAACGGAAATCATTAATGCTTTATGATGAAATGTTATGGTTTCGGGTTGATATGTTGCTATCAACTCTTTGACATGCGCGGCGCCGAATTCATTGCTGCCAGCACCATTCATGATATTCGTTAACCCAGGGTAGGCATCAATAAGTGCTGCTTCAACTTCGTACGCCGTCTTTTCATCAGTCATTCCATGTCGATGGATGACATGGATAACTTCAAGTCCCGCTAATCTTATTTCTCTAATTTGCTTTAGCTTGTTGCTCAGTAACTCGTCATCATCAGTCGCTGCCACTTCACCGCGCATATGGGCAAATACGCGGTTACCTTTGCCTTTCCCTACATAGAAGGTGCTTCCGTCCCTCGGATCAATCAATCGGTATACATACCAGCCAAGGTGTTCAATTACTCCAGAAGGAAACTCAGTAATATCCATTTTGCAATATCTATGAATTATTTGTGAGACGTATATTAATGAACATTGCAAGGGCTCACAACTAGTAGTGTTGAGAAATCCATCGGGAAAATGAGGCTAACCCTTTGAATTTACATAGCGCAAAAAGATACCTTTCCTCATAATGTGAGCTAATTTTATGTTTCGTTTGATGATCGGGTCGGTCTCGAAACCCGTAGCCACGTCATATGCAAGAACGTGCTACGACTGGCTGGTGAACTTCCGATAGTGCGAGTATTGAATGATTTCCAACTGTTATCGATTTTGCGTATTTTTTGCATGAGAGGATTTTTACCTCCTCCCACCGATCCTCCATGGCTTTACGCCAGTGTCTCTGGTCTGCTATGTGCCAAAAGTAGACATTGCTGACATAAAATATATGATTTGACCAACTACAACCGAAGAATAGTCCAATACATCTTGGGTCTACATCCAACTAGTTATAGAATCCCGAGTATACATGTTAGTTTTGGACATTCTAATCACATGAAATATTGCTACCTGATAATTTTAAGCTTGACTATTTCTTCTGCTCAGGCTGAGACATTTCCCGCCAAGCTAACCTGTAATACGGGTGAACAAATTACTCTTAAAGTTACTGGTCCAGAGCAGCGACTGATCTACACTTCTTCACTCTATGGAACATTCCATGGATATCTCGATGTATTTAAAGGGTTATCACCTGAGCGTCAATATGAGGTACTTGCCAATATTCATGGAATAGCTCGATATAGGGACAGCCCGTTACATTTTACTCTCCTAATGAAACGAACCAATGGTGAGATGGATAATGGCTCAATTATCTATCGATATACCTACCTGAAAGACGAGCAACTGATTGATGAAGAAGGACATTGCAGTCCGATAAAAGATGGCGGATTTATTGAGGGGAGCAAAAGTTACTAAGGCCAAGCGTATAGTTATCGGTATGCTTACCGTTTGCAGACCCCACGGCGCTCAGGCAGCCCGCTCCGTGCCAATAGCAGGCATTACTATGGTCTGTTCCGTAACAGTCATTTTTACCAAAGTATATGGTTAGAACTATGCCGAAAATGCCCTCATACCATAATTAGAACTAACAATTAATTTTTTAAATTAAAATAGTTTAAAGAGTCATTTTTAATCACTTATTTATCGTGCTTATAGCTCGAAAGATACACCTTATCATCATCCCCTGTTACAATGTAGGGAGTAGGTCAATAAGATTAGAAGGAGATTTAAGTGAAAAAAATCAGTGACGAACAAATTAATATCGAGGCTCAATCAGGATATAGACCATGGACTATAGATTCTGGTATCGGATTGCTTCCCTTTTCAGAATTAGGTGATCGAGAATTTGAGTTGCTATGTTATTTGTTAGTAAAGAACGAAATTGAAGATGGAAAGCATAAAAATATATCCTCAATATCTTTAATGCAAGGAGTTTCTGAAAGAGGACGCGACTGCGTGCTATACCATAACGGTGTTGTAAGTGGTTTAATACAATGTAAAAAAATGCAAGGTAGAATAACTAGACCGCAAGCATTAAGAGAAATAATTAAATTTTTATTGTTTTCCATTATTGATAATAGTTTGCTTCCCGCTCCTGATTGTTTCGAATATAAGTTGTATGTATCAAATGACATCGCTGAAACTACAAACTCACTAATTCATTCTTACTCAACCGAAGTTGAGGTGGAAATAAAGTCTGATACTATCAGTAAGTATATAAAAGATGTTGTATCTGAATACGAGTCATTCAAAATTTTTGAAAACAGCCTACCAATTAGTAAAGTTATTGATCTTTTGAGACGGATAAATGTAACCGCATCAAATGCAACAGATTTAACCTTGCGAGTTCATAAGTATGATTCATTGTTATCATTGTTTTTTAATGTAAAAACTGTAATCGACTTAGAATCTGCAGATAAAGTTATACGTAACGCGCTTGATGACTATGGTTTAAAATACTTGACCGATGAAGACTTAAAACAACTTCAAATTCGCATTTCAAATACTAAAGAAGAAAATCGAATAAATTTAGGTTTTGTGGATTTCTTTGGTTATAACAAAGAGTTTTTTAAATCCTTGAAAGGCGAGCCATTTAAACAAGTGATAGAAGCGGTTGCGTCGGTAACATTATCATTAGATAAGTATTTAATGGAATTCATAAATAGTAAAATCAATGAGCTAGTTTTTGAAAACGTCACAATAAAATTATTAAATCCAGGGAGGATTCACCCTTTCAGTGTGGGCGTGGTGGCACCTTACCTATTTCAGAGACTGTCCATTAAAGTCGTCTCAAGAAAGTTGCCAACAGAGTTAGTCACCAAATTTTATGAACAAGCATCTCTGTCCAAAAAGGAATTAATCGACTCGATAGCAATACAGCTCTTTGAAACAAGCGAAAGAGTTATGAAAGGAGATTTCAGTCAGTTAGTGGGAAATCCAGAAGACATACAGTTTAAAAAGAGAATATTCACTCATATACATAATGGATTCAACAGTATAGAAGATGCAAAAACTACTTTTTCTCGAGACATCCAGATTATAATGCCAACCTTAGATTTTATAGAAGAAAAAATAGGTGAGCTATTACAAGAAGAGCGTACTGTGGTAATAAAAGACGCCTCTTTTTTGGATAATGATGATGAGATTAAGAAAATAGCAAAAACGCTGAGTATGATCGAACCCAATCCAGGCGCATAGAATAACTGTAGTTTTGGTATTTTTATTTTTAGTAGCTGTGTTAGTGTAATTGCACTAACACACTCCTTGAGCTGCTCCCCGTTGCTTAGGACACTTCAATGTTAGTCATGAAGTAGTGAACTTCCGCTCATCGCTCATAACAGACATAAACTTCAGTTATGGCATAAAGGTATGCATGCTGGGTGGGGAAAGTATGAAGGAAAAGAAGACTGCTGCGCCGTTTGTCGTCACGTTTATCTTCATTGGCTATGCAAGTCGTAATACAAGGTGGGACAAAACTGAGACACATAAGGCCTCGCAATGGCTTGCAAGGCTTTACATGTTTTGATGTGGTGGGACGTGTGAGCGCAGTGTTGATGGGGTAATGCTTTGAATTAGAAGTGGATTCTTATAATTCGTAATGCGAAGGTCGTAGGTTCGACTCCTATTATCGGCACCATTCAAACATCTCCCCAAGTCTACTAAAGTCTTTCAAAACCCATTATAATCCGCGTATTAAAGCCCCGTTCGTCTTTTGACGTCTACTAAAGTCCCTCAAAATCTACGGTCAGATGGGGGTACTTATGGGGGTATTTGCTGTTCGGTTTAGTGGAGGTACCCCCAAGTGAAACTCAATGCCCGTCAAATAGACACAGCCAAGCCAAAAGAGAAGGCTTACAAGCTGGCCGATGGTGGCGGTTTGTATCTCTTGGTAAAACCTAATGGAGGTAAATACTGGCGACTTAAATATCGTGTAGCTGGTAAAGAGAAGCTATTGGCACTAGGTGTGTATCCTGAGGTTACTCTAGCCGATGCTCGGGCAAAACGTGAAGATGCGAAAAGAGGTATCGCTGGTGGTATCGATCCGATGGAAGCGAAACGAGAGGAAAAGATTGCCCGGGAAACGCAGTTAAACAACACCTTCAAAGATATTGCCCTTGAGTGGCACAGCAGCAAATTAAAAAAATGGTCTGCTGGTTATGCTTCAGACATCCTCGAAGCCTTCAACAAAGATGTGTTCCCTTACATTGGCAAAAAACCAATCGCCGAAATCAAACCACTTGAACTTCTGAATGTGCTGCGGCGCATCGAGGGGCGAGGTGCTACAGAAAAAGCCAAAAAAGTGAGGCAGCGGTGCGGGGAAGTTTTCCGCTATGCAATAGTCACTGGTCGCGCAGAGTATAACCCTGCACCAGACCTTACTAGCGCGATGCAAGGCCATGAATCTAATCATTACCCTTTCCTTACAGCCAAAGAATTACCTGATTTTTTCAAGGCATTGTCCAGTTACTCAGGAAGCGCATTGGTTGTTATGGCGGCTCGTCTACTGATTATCACCGGCTTGCGAACTGGCGAACTACGTGGCGCATTATGGGATGAAATTGATTTCAACAAGGCTATCTGGGAGATACCCGCTTCACGTATGAAAATGCGGCGGCCTCATATTGTGCCATTGTCTGAGCAGGCTCTTTCGCTTATTGGGAAGATTAGAGAAATAACAGGCAATTACCCTCTTATGTTTCCCGGGCGCAATGATCCAAGGAAAACAATGAGTGAGGCCAGCATAAACCAAGTGTTTAAGCGCATTGGCTACGCTGGACGTGTAACTGGTCATGGGTTCCGGCACACTATGAGTACGATTTTGCATGAGCAGGGCTATAACACTGCGTGGATAGAAACTCAGCTCGCTCACGTTGATAAGAACTCAATTCGTGGCACATACAACCATGCGCAATATCTGGATGGAAGGCGGGAGATGCTTCAATGGTATGCCGACTATATGGATTCTCTCGAGCATGGCGGAAATGTGGTGCATATGGTGTTTGAAAAACACGCATGAAACAACTGGACAAGTATACAGAGGTTTACTAAAGTATAGGGGAGTAGATTGATAAAAACTCACAGAGGATTGCTATTTAACAGTTAGCCCTGGAGAAGGGCAATCGCTCTTTTATAAACGAAGGTGTATTGAGCCTTCTACGCTGCTGAAAAGCGGAATGTTCTTTAACAGGCTTTGGCGCTGACAAAGCGCAATTGTTCTTTAAAACTACTGGATGTCACGCCTAATAGCGTGATCCTGCCGAAATGCAGGGTAGCTCTACCCTTGTGGAGCAAACAAACCAAAACAATCTGACTATCTTTTATAAAAGACCGCAATATGTTTTTCATATTGTGGTCTTTGGCGTATTCGACATTTGACGCAAATAAAACTCTCGCCATTCGTTGCAGGAGGGGGTTATTGCGTCATTAGTACAGGATATTAATAAATGGCTAATTACAATTCATTAATTCGTCTCTCTGAAGTTCAAAGGCGAACTGGTTATAGCAAAGCATGGATTTATCGTCTTATTAGTCAGGGGAGGTTCCCTAAACAGGTAAAAATTGGAAGTCGGGCTATTGCTTTTGTTGAGTCTGAAATAGATGAATGGATTGAGAAGTGTATATTAGAATCTAGAGACGAGGTGGCCTGATGGAAAAGAAAAACCGCCCATTACAGGCGGCTAATTCAGATATTCGCGTATCTGATATTACGCCCCTTACAAAATCCCTTCAAGCACCAAAGCGCACACCGAAAAAGCATCGTGCCCGAGTCTATATGCTGCGAACTGGTATAGAGGGATGGACAGAAAACGACATTCTTCGCTACTGCCGTCTGTCTTCTGGTCGTAACTATGCAACAGAGTTAGAACGCCAGCTTGGAATCACTCTGGAGCGTATCGACGAAAAGAATCCTGATGGTATCGGAACACACCTTCGCTACCGTTTCTCCTGCCGTGGTGATGTTCTGAAAGTGATCACTCATATTAACCATCTTGCGAACATAAATGATCACAACGGACTTTCTCAGCAGGAAATTGCCGACATTCTGAAACTCTACCCGGACGCGTTTAACGCCGCCTAACGGAGACTGAAAATGAACATCGAAAAAAGCAGATTAATTTCTGAGGCTGCCCCTCATCTGAACGCCTCTCTGGGCACAATTAACGGTAATGAATTTGCCGCAATTGTCCCGGTTATTCCTGGTCATATCGGTGGGCGTGAAACCAATATTGTTAGCGCAAAAGCGTTACACAAAGCGTTGGGCGTGGGAAAAGACTTCTCTACATGGATCACTGATCGCATCTCTGAATATGACTTCACCATTGGGCACGATTACTCAGTCCATAAAACAATTTCCCCAAATTTGGGGAAAAGCCCGAATGGCGCGGCTTACAGCAAGATTAAGCAGTCTGGCAGACCCGGCAAAGACTATCTGTTAAGTGTCGGAATGGCGAAAGAACTGGCAATGATCGAACGCAATGATCAGGGTCGCGCTATCCGTCGTTATTTCATCCAGTGCGAGGAAGAATTACAGCGTAGCGTGCCTGAAATCGCCGCCCGCTATCGTCGCCAGCTAAAAGCCCGTATCAGTGCCGCAAACAACTTTAAGCCAATGTGCGATGCGCTGAATATGGCCCGTGCCGAGATGGGGAAAACGACGCAGCAACACCACTACACAAACGAGAGCAATATGATTTCTCGTATCGTTCTTGGTGGGCTAACTGCTAAGCAGTGGGCGCGGATAAATGGCTATTCTGGCGAACCTCGCGACCATATGAACGCAGAACAGCTTGAGCACCTCTCATATCTCGAAAGCACCAATATCACGTTAATTGATATGGGCATGGAATATGAGCAGCGCAAAGGAGAACTCACCCGCCTGTCGCAACGCTGGCTCGCCAAGCGTCTGGAGGCGGTCCATGTTTAAGCCGACAGGAACACCACAACCTCAAAAACGCTACAAAGATGCCCACGGAGCACTCGTTACTGTCGAAAGCGTGTCTCACAACCGAGTGACGTTTTATCGCGACGGGTATCAATCGCCATGCGTACAACCGCTGGCACGTTTCATGAAGGAGTTCGCGGAGGTTAACAAATGCTAACCGCCCAGAAGAAGATATTTTCACTGGCTGGTATGTCGCCAAAATCCAGCAATATGACAGCAAAGTCAGACATTAATACAGCAGATACAAGCAAAGTTTATCATTTGCTGGTGGTAGGAGCGGATGCCTTAACTATGTCAGAAATTACGGTCGATGGTGTTAGCGTTGAGAAGGTCAGCGGCTATGCCAGAGAATTTCTGGTCGTAGATGGCTTTCTCTGCTCGTGTAGTGACTCCACAAAAACCTTCGTCCACGCGCGTGACGTTAACGAAATGAGCGCGATGTACTGTGCTTCTGGTTCTTCCAATAGTGAGTTTTCGGAGTCCATAAAAAAGAGCTTGCCGTTATGCGGCAACACGGTTTATGGTTATAAGGCACCTCATAAAACGGGTGCCGGGATTGGCGTCCTGAAAATTCTGAAGGCGACATATGACGCGCCGAGCGTCTTTTTTTATGTCGTAGGTCTGACTCACCCATTTTTTGGGCGTTGGTGTATAATCCAGCGCCTTTGTCAATCAATGGTGGCTCAGGCGGGGGCTTCTTCGGAAGCGCCGGTATCCTTCAGAGCCGGTTACGCCAACCCTGTCTGGGCTACCACCAGCGAAATTGGCGTTTCCGGTGGTAGCGTAACCTGCTATCTGAAGGAGGCTGCCACATGCTGGCTACTACCCCTACCCAAAAAACGCAATTTATCTGGATTATCGCCGCAGTTCGCCGCGATTGCCCGACAATTACCGCCAAAATTCATCATATTGCTGCCGAGTCTGAACGCGATGCTCGCCGTTCTCTGGTGCGCGATCACATCTGCTTTTTTGCTGGTCGTATCCGCATGGAGGTGGCACATGATTAAAACCTACGATGTGCATATGGACCCCCTCGAACGCACAAGCCAGATCATCACACTGACAGAAGTGATTAATGACATTCTGGTGAGCAACTCTCCCTCACGAGACGAAAAACTGAAGGCGTTACTCGCGATATTGGACCTCGCCGTTCGTGACGTTCATTTCCTGCTGGAAGGTGGACAAATGCCATGCAAAACGGGGGCAACCAATGAATAACTCAATTAATACCCCTCGCCTTACGTCCGCACTTCAATTAATCGAGCAAGCAGCGGCTGTCCTGGTTGCTGTCAGTCTTTCGGCTGAAGAAATGGACGCTGCTGATGTCGTGGATGCGATTAAAGCGTGCTCATCTTTGGTTAACGATGCCCGTGCAGAGCTGGTAATTCTTGGTGGTGAAAAATGAATATCAACTTAATTTATCGTCATCCGTGTGAGCTGGAAATTGAATCATTGCTGGGGCGTGAAGAGCCATATCCAGACACATTCACTCCCGCAGATTGCGCGACTGAACGGCTTACCAGAGCGCGCACAGGTCTGGTTCATGTGATGAATGAGATTGTTCCCTCGGTGGGCGGGGAACAGGCGACAGTAATCAATAGCTGGCTACAAAAAGTTACCTCCCTGATAGATATCGGTTTAATCGATGTGGAGAGTGCGAAATGACCAACATCCAGCTCATTGAAGCGCAATGTCGCATCGAACAGGTTCAGACTGTTTTAGGGTTCTGGCTTGAAGGGGCCAGCCCCAGCAACAGAGACAAGTTAATGATTGGCGCGGTTATGTCACTGCTCAATGGCGTACCAGAAGCTATTCATGAAGCGGACGAATTGTTGGGCAAATATGAGTTACAGAATCATTCAGGCGAGGCGAAACATGAATAATTTCTTAACTTTCCATACAGAAGCAACGCCTGACGGCGTAAACATCATGTACCGCAGCAACGATGGCATGACAGAACGCGTTGAGGCCGTCTCATATATTGATGCCGTAAATCGTCTGGATGCCGGGGATTATGACGATAAACCAGATGAAGGTATGTCAATACATCTCGCTATTGCCGATGGCGGCAACCAGGGATATTTCGATTACACATCACAGCATAACGTCATTATGTGGAGATGGCTGATCGCAACAGTATTCATGCTGGAAATGAGAGAGGAAAACGGCACTGTCAGCATCATTGATGATACTGGCAATCCTTCCGAAGTGGCTGTTTATTCCAACGGCATCGTCGCCATGCCGCTGTATCCAGTAGCAGAGCGCCTCGCTATGGCAAACAACATTGAGGGAGCGATGATAGAACGTTTTGGCATCGAGTCTGGCACAGAACGCGCCATCATTTTCTACAGAGCCATGATGGATGTGGAACAAGGAGCACTGACTCCATTTGGTCGTGAAACGCTTGCTGAACTTCACAACAGCTTTATAGCTGAACTGAATGAAAACGGCATGCCAGCGGAACCAGTGACGCACTGAGGATGGAGCCATGATTACTAAAAATTTCCGACTGAATGCGCTGGCAAATAAGTATGCGTCGGCACTGTATAACCACATTACCTCCACCAGCGGCGGGGACTATTTCATGGTTGATGCGGACGGCGAGGCCGTACGTGTGGAAATCGTTAATGGAGTAAAAGGCGTTCGCAGCCTGATCGATAGCTACACACTGGCAGCCATGAAAGTGTTCTACCCGCAGTGGGAAACCGTGGGGATCGAGCTTCTTGAGCGTTGCGTCACTAAGGACGGATTGACTGACGTCGGGCGTGAGATATGGCAAAGCATGGTTAATGACATGGGCGCAACTGTAGCGGGAGGTTCTCATGCGTGAAAATGCAGAAATGGCGCTTAGCTCCGCAATCGGAGAGCAGGTGGCAAAGATTGCTGGTGCTGTGTGGATTCATAACCTTCATTCTACTGGTGAAGAGAAAATGGCAATTCAGACGCCAGAGGGACGCACCATTACTACATCTCTGAAGCCGTCAGATGTTTGTGATCTGATTTGCGCATTCATGTACCCAGCAATGAGGACTGTCCACGGCGATAAGTGGAAACTTGCGACAACCGCTGAATTTGATATGTGGCTAAACAATGATGGCATGCTGACTGATTACGGAATAACCAAGTGGCAGATGCTGGTTAGCCATATCGCAAACGCTATAGACCACGTGGGGTACGGTGATGCGAAACATTGATCTTATCCGTCAGGTTATCAGTGCGTCTGAAAACAACTGGCCTCATGTGCTGGGCTGCCTGAACATAAATGTCCCTGACTCTCCGCGCCGTCATGCTCCCTGCCCTGCATGTGGGGGCAAAGATCGATTCCGGTTCGATGACAACGGGCGCGGTAGCTTCATCTGTAATCAGTGCGGCGCTGGTGATGGGCTGGATTTAATTAAACGCGTAAATAACTGCGACACAACAGAGGCGGCGCTTCTTGCCGCTGATGTTCTGGGTATTGATTACCGGACAACGGAAACACCAGAAGCCACCAGCCAGAAACGGGAACAACTGGAAACCGAGCGCCAGCGACGCGAACAGGAGCGCCTGAAAAGAGCAGAGAAGGACGAACAACAAAGACGGGATACGTTTTCCCGTCAGTTTGATGACATGCGCAGAAAGGCTGTAAACGGCAAATCTGATTATCTGGTTGCGAAAGGGGTAGGTGATTTTACATTCCCCGTGTTGCCCGATGGATCTCTGTTGCTGGCGCTGGTGGATAAATCCGGCGCAGTCACAGCAGCACAGACTATTACATCACATGGTGAAAAAAGACTCCTGACAGGTTCAGCAAAGCGGGGGGCATATCACGCCATAAACGCGCCAGAAACAACACAGAGCATCTTAATCGCAGAAGGGCTGGCAACGGCATTATCTGCCCATTTAATTCGTCCAGAGGCGCTGACAGTGGCGGCGATTGATGCCGGGAACCTGTTATATGTCGCCCAGGTACTGCGGGATAAATTTCCTTCAGCACAAATCATCATTGCTGCGGATAACGACCACAGCGAAGGAAGACAAAACACGGGGAGAATAGCAGCAGAAAAAGCAGCTTTATCTGTTTCTGGATGGGTGGCATTACCCCCGACAGATCACAAAGCAGACTGGAATGATTACCACCAAAAACACGGCATTAAATGCGCCACAGAAGCGTTCAATAAGTCAATGTACCAACCACAGGGTAATGGCGTGAAACAGGAGCCACAGACCATTGAGGGAAGCGATTTTAAGGTTATGGATACCGACCCACTGAAACCAAGAATAGAAAGCCGCGAGGATGGTATTTATTGGGTATCTCCGAGAGCTGACAGCCAGAGTGGAGAAATCATCAATAACGAAAGCTGGTTATGTTCTCCGTTAAGCGTTATCGGTACTGGCAGAGACGATAAAGACCAGTATCTCATTCTTCGCTGGCTGTCGTTTGGTTCTGAAACGCCGACAACCGCTGCCATTCCACTGGCTGATATTGGTGAACGTGAAGGATGGCGCACACTTAAAGCTGGTGGGGTAGCCGAGCAAATGCGTTAACGTCAGCATATGCACCAACAGCAGCAATGCAGAATTACAATCAGTACGCTCAAATGTTAAAGGCGGATCCAGAGGGGGCGGCGGCATTTGCGGCAGCGGCTGGAATTAATACAAACGCCAAAAAATTAATGAGTGTTAGAGAAAACGATGATGGCACTGTCACAAAATACTACACAGACGGAAGTGAAGAGCAGGGAAAACTAAACCAGCCAATATCTGGAGATGGGTTTCGTCCAATAGCTTTGCCAACAGCCCAAAAGATCATGGAAAAGTCGCCAGAAGGGGCTAAAAAAGCTGCTGGATTTGCATACAGGGTTAGGGATGCTCTTGATTCAATAGATACACTGAAAGACCAGCTTAGCCCACAGCGAGTGGCGATCATTAATAATGCTTTGGGTAATGGGACGCTGGCTAACTTAACGCTCAGCCCAACAGAGCAGCAATACGTTGTTAATGCTAATGACGCAATAATGGCAATACTCCGTCAGGAAACAGGGGCAGCTATCGCACCTGCTGAAATGTCAAAATATTATCAAATGTATTTCCCTCAGCCTGGCGACTCCACAAAAACCATTGATACCAAGCGCCGGAAGATGGAAAACCAGTTCAATTCGCTGAAAGCTGCTTCTGGTCGAGCTTATGATGCTTTGCGGGTTATTTCAGCAGTTGACAGAGGAACTTCTTCTTCGTCGCAGACATTGCCGCAATCTGAGCAGGTATCACAGCCAGCAGCCAGCAGTAACTTTTCTTCACTATGGGGTGATTAATGGCTAAAGCATGGAAAGATGTTATCGCCTCTCCACAGTATCAGGCGTTAGCACCAGAACAAAAAGCGCAGGCTCAGGAGCAATACTTCAATGAAGTCGTTGCCCCGCAAGCCGGAGAAAGTGTAGAGCAGGCTAAGCAGGCTTTTTATGCTGCCTATCCACTACCATCAACGAATGAAATAGACCGATCCCAATCAGCAACTCAAAATATTCAACATACATCATCTGATAATTCTCTTGCGTCAGGGTATGCAAAGTTAGCTACTCAGCAAAGAGAGGGGCTTGAGCGTTCAGCAGAACAGGGAGCCAGTCTTGGGGCTGCTATGCGCGATGCTATAACAGGCGAAAGCCGAATGACTCCAGAGATGGAGAGACTGCAAAATGTCGACTTTGCCCCAGAGTTAACCTCACTCAGCATGGATGCTCTAAAAGCTCGATGGTCTCAACTTTTCGGCTCTGACGCATCTCAGGAAAAGATTCTTCAGAGCATGGGAGCGAAATTAAGGCAGGATGAGAAGGGTAACACTATCGTTTCCCTGCCATCCGGTGATTATGCTCTGAACAAGCCGGGTTTATCGCCGCAAGACGTGGCATCGTTTCTGGCTAATGCGCTGGCGTTTACACCAGCGGGCAGGGCTGGAACGGTGCTTGGTGCCATAGGAAAATCAGCAGCTACAGATTTAGCACTACAGGGAGCCACCAGCCTTGCTGGTGGAGAAGATATTGATCCGTTACAAACGGTAATTTCTGCTGGCATTGGTGGTATTGGTAAGGGGCTGGAAAATACAGCGAGTGCGGTTTCGAGGGCTGTTCGTGGTGATATGTCGCCTGAAGCAAAGGCTGCTGTCAACTTTGCATCGGAAAGAAATCTGCCGTTAATGACCAGTGACATGCTGAAAGATAAAACCTTTATGCAGAGTCAGGCTCAGACATTAGGCGAAAGAGTTCCTTTTTTTGGAACCGGTAAGAATCGGCTGAATCAACAACAAGCACGAGAAAATTTAGTCAGAACATTTAGCGATGGTCTGGGTGGCATTTCTGATAAACAGCTTTATGAATCTGCGACTAAAGGGCAACAAAAATTCATTGAGGCAGCAGGAAAGCGATATAACCGCATAATTGACGCTATGGGGGATACCCCTGTCGATCTCTCAAACACGGTAAAAGCTATCGACAATCAGATTGCCGTGTTAAGCCGCCCGGGCAAATCTCAGGATAGAGCCGCGGTAAAAGTCTTGCAGCAATTTAAAGACGATATCACCAGCGGACCAAATGACCTGCGTCTGGCGAGGGAAAACAGAACCGATCTTCGAAAGCGATTTATGGCGTCATCTGACACTGTTGATAAAGATACGCTCCAGAAAGCCAGCGATATTATCTACAAGGCATATACGGCGGATATGAAAAAAGCCGTAGCCAAAAATCTTGGAGCAGACGAAGCCATTAATATGGCAAGGGTTGATCGCTCATGGTCTAAATTCAATGACATGATGGGAAGAACGCGCGTTCAAAAGGCAATAGCCAGCGGCAAGGCCACGCCTGAGGATGTAACAAAACTCGTTTTTAGCCAAAGCCCATCAGAACGTTCTCAGCTTTACAGGCTTCTGGATGACAATGGTAGGCAAAACGCACGAGCAGCCATAGTTCAGAATGCTGTAGATAAGGCGACTGATCCGTCTGGAAATATCAGTGTTGAGAAGTTTATTAATGCGTTACACCGGAACAGGAAGCAATCAGCAACTTTCTTTAAAGGCGTACATGGAAAGGAACTGGACGGCGTTATTAAATACCTCAACGATACAAGACACGCGGCAAAAGCGAACGTTCAAAACTTAAATGGTCAGCAGCTTTATGGATTGTTAGTTGGTGGTGGCATCATAAACGCAGCAGTATTAGCGGGGATGCTAAAAACGGCTGCGTTTGTTGTTCCTGCTGCTGGTGCCGTAGGCGGAGCAGCGAAGGCATACGAAAGCCCTGTTATACGAAATGCCTTGTTACGTCTGGCAAATACGCCAAAAGGTAGCACAGCATATGACAGAGCGATCAGTACGGTCACACAATCACTGACCACAGCAGCACAAGCATCGCAAAAGGAAGCTCAATAACAGATGACCATGGATGGTTGGTTATAATAGTAATTAGTATTTTTTCAAATAGTTATGAACATTAACACTTGCCTTTAACATTGCCGACAAATGAGCCTGTAAATGAGCCTATATCAGATCGACTAATTGTTCGTGTATGGATCACTTTTCCGTCATTTGAGATTGCCCATGTGACAAGCGTCAGTTGACCATCTCGATAGCTTCTTCCCATCATGGCATTCGGAGATAGCGGGTAATAATCAATACCTCCACCTATACCATCTTTTGCCAAGATAAGATCCGCCTTCTCTTTACTTATTACCAAATGAAATGTATCTGGTATAGATGATAACTTATAGTTATACCCATCTGAACTTGAGGCTTCTTGTCCTTTCAGATCACCAATAATCCAGCATTCAGCGTTCGCTCCAAAAGAAGCAAATAATAAACCGGAGACAACCAATCGCTTCAATTGATTCACACCAACCCTCCCTTTAGCGTTGTTTAGAATGGCAATCATCATATATCCAAGACATGGCATTTGGTACATAGCTTGGGTCGGGATTTCAAATCCGATCCCCGTTGATGGGGCCGTTACAGTACGCGCATATCCGCTTTATGTGAAACAGGAAGATTTTTCTGATATCACTGCCACAGCAAAACACCAATTTCGAGACAAGTACGCGCGCGAGGGGTATCAGTTGCAAAAAATTTTGCAACTACGTCCGACCAGTATGCACACGATGGCGGGGGGATACCATAAAACTGTTCTCTACATGAGACAGAGTGGTGGTGATGTGTTGATTATCGGCGTATATGCGCACAGGACGCGCTATGACGATGTTTTATGCGGGTACACCAATCACATGTATCTGGTGTGATAAATCGCGTTACATGACCTCTCATGTTGTACTGGTGGTTATCACGACGTTCTGAATCTGGCCTTTGCCTGGTATTTTGCGACAAGTACGCGCGCGTAGCATCGAAATAATCGGATGGCGTATGCTGCTGGTAATATGAAGACCGATAGCATTAACCGTAAGGAGAAAGACTTCTCGATAACGGCAAGGGGGCTGAATTGCGAGGCGAGATTAAGCAACTGTCTTGAACGTAAAAATCATGGAGCAACATGATGGTACGATTCATTCCATTCTTCGTTCTTTCTGAGCATTGCGTTCAGGCTTAGTCAAAATTAGTGTTGCGAGCGGACCTATTAGTAATTGTTGGTGCGATGCGTCTGTTATGGATTGTTATGGTTGTGGCAGGCCTGATTAATATCCAGTATGACCACCAGCTATGAGAGGCCACCTCAGTGGTTCGCAGTTGCAGGTTTGCACTCAGGTTCGCAGGGTTTTGGCTACTTTCACGTGCGAACCTGCAGAATTGCAAAGGACAACTAAGTCCTCTGGCCAACTCCCGGTTTATGAGCGACACAGTCCGCCTGGCGCATCGTTTTCGTCGAGTGCGCCCATCAGCTTGTCCATGGACTATCCACCACTCGATATTAAAGCTAATCATTGGTTGCCAGCCCGCGAATCAAGTTTGTTCTGGATCCAAGCTTCAACCTCCTCAAGCGACCATCTAGCTGATCTACCAATTTTAACTGGCTGTGGAAACGTGCCCGTCTTAACCCATGAGTAGATTGCCGTTTTCTTGAAGCCCGTTCTGAGCATGACTTCGCTTAATTTGATAAGGCGCATAGAGGCTCCTCTGCTTTAGATTAAGCATAGTGACAATCTGGCTTTGGGTGGTATCCAAAAGCGAGGTATCCATGTTGGTATCCACCAAAACGCTGTTTACCAAAAAGTTACCACCGGAACAGGACATTTTGAGCTGTAACTTAACACATAGCATATGGAGTTCACGCATAGACTTCACGCACAACGGCTCTGGCCAGTGAAGAATCACCCTGGCTAGCAATATAATGCCGATCACCATCAGAGGGGAATCCATGACACCACGAGAAATCGAGCTGCTGACCATTGCCAAGCTGGAGCATGGCGGCCACCAGCTCAGCCCGGCAGAACTGCGGGAATTAAGGCGCCAGCTGGCAGAGGGCCCTGTAATAGCCAGGCGGTACCGCGAAATGATGACCAGCCCCGCATATCGCTGGAGCAAACCAGCGCCGCTCCGTGCGCGGTGAGCAGCACCTAACCAGCACTAGACAAGCCCTGTGCTGGTGAATGTCCCTCATAATTAGCGGTTTTTAAACGGCGTGTTGGTTCACGGCCTCTTTTTGTTGGTTCAAAAATGGGGTGTGTTGGTTCACTTTTTGCGAATAATTCTTTTAAAAACAATACTCTTTACAAATTGAACCAACTGAACCAACTGAACCAACACCTTTTTGCTTATCTATATAATCTGAGAGGCAGAAATGATAAGGGACAGGAAAGCTGAAGAGCTGGAGTCAAAAGGGCTATACCGGAGAGCTGCCGCACGATGGATGGAAGTCATGCTGTTATGCACCGAGGACGATGATCGGGAATGGATAAAGCGCCGCCGTGAAACGTGTCTGGAGAACGTGAAGCGCCCGCCCGTGAAGGTTGAGGAATTTGGCGACCTGCATAAAGCTGTTACCGAAACGCAACACCGCATGGGGATAGCGCAACCGAACGGTAACGCCTTCCGGTTAAATGGCGGCAAGAGGCAAAGGTAG